TGATTTGTGACAGTGGATGATTCTGCAACTATGTTGCCAGAGTCCTTATCTGGGCTGTCACCCTCCTCGTATTTCTTTTTACGTTCTCTAAAATCCTGGAAACTGATCTGGCTAGCCAGCAACAAGATAACAGCCAACGGATCAAATACCACAATCAGTATGATGATGACCCAGGTCACTGCCTTCTCTAACAGGTCCTTATCAGATTCACCGTAGACAAACTGTGCAATATACTTTATTGGGCCAACTTCCGCTTCGATCTTTCGAACGTCTGCGGCAATCGGAGCCCTTTCTTCTGTAAGGCCAGTAATAGTTTTCTGTTCGGCTTGGATCTCAGACTGAAGACGGGCACGTTCTTTTTGTTGTGCGCGGCGTAGGGCAACTGCTTTGTCTGCACCTTTTTCATCCTGGCTGCGACCCATGACCTGGTCCACAGCCTCATCCATCTGTTTAAGCGCCTTGCGGTTAACATCTATATTGTCCCTTGCTGTTTTGATCTTTTCGTCGTAGACTGCAATCTTGCTCTGCACATCACCTGACACTAAACTTTGATCGCTGTGTGCTTTGCTCAGGAAGCCAAAGATACCCATGCTGGTAATCAGCATCAAGACTGCAATGGCAGTCAGTAGATAGGACCTGATTGTCCACGGTGCAATGGTCCAGTTTTGTTTGAGCCATAGTGTGGCTGAAATCTTACCAATACCTAAGGCAATTCCCATGACCACAACTGACCACGGTGCGGCAGCAAAAATAGCCATAAGACCGAGTATGCTGTAGTACTCGGCTACAATTGATAGTGTTAGTCCACTGAATAATGCTAGATAAGCAAGAAATTTTTCATTGAGAGTTGGATTCATCGAATATTTATCGGCGCATGTTGGCAATGGCCACAGCTTCTTCATCTGAAAAAATAGGAACTGCGTTTGACTTGTGCATAGTACCGATACCTTTAATTTTGTCGCCTGTGTAGACTTTTGCTGGTGCAAGGGTGGCAACACCTGCACCGGAGTTTAGGCTAGGAATGTGATGTGTATTGGTGCGACCCACTGGAGTGGGCAATGAATAGGACAGTGTTTCTGCCTTCATTGCTCGCTTACGCTTTTTGTCTTCTGCTTCTACACCCCATTTTTTCTGAATAGCAGCCCAAGATTCGTCCAATTCACGACTCTTACGTGCTTCTTCGGCATTACGGAATTTAACTTTGCCTTTGCGCTTGCCAACAGTACTGAGCCAAGGGCCTTCAAGATGCATAGTCATATTATCGAAATATCAAAATAAGAAAAGACAAAAATATTGCCCAAAAGAGATGTCCAGTGAGCACAAGGATAACAACACCGATCCAAGCCACGTTATACTGTAGCGGTGATGTTTGGAACGGCAGTCGTTGCGGATTCTGTTACAATCTTTTGAAACTTGCTGGGCAGGCCTGTGAATCGTAAAATATCACCATTTGGTGCAATTTTCAATGAACCTGCAACAACCCAAATTTGGCGGCCGCTAGTATCAATGCCTGCTAACTTTCGTACAACTCCGTTGACGGTGCCGTCGGCAGTGGTCTTACCTCTGTTCCAATGATAAGTGGCTTTGTTACCTTGCCAGGTCTGCCCCAGTGTATCACCGGAAGAATCGAAACAAAATTGTTTCAGTGCGTCAATTGTTTTTTCAGCGGACATATAGTCTCCTTTGTGTATGTCTATGCACTATTATACGGTAAAATCAATATAAATGCAACCACGATTTATACCAAATAAATATGTGTATGGTTAATGTCATTATTCCTATGGCCGGAGAAGGTAGCCGGTTTCCCAAAGATCAATATCTGCCCAAGCCCTTGATAGATGTAAATGGTAAACCCATGATTGTTCGGGCAATTGAAAGTCTGGATATCAAAGGGCAATACTATTTTATTATTCGCCAAAATGAATATACCAACATTGTTAAAGAAATAATTGGAAAAGTAGTCAAGGATCCAAAGTTTGTGGAAATTACAAAGACCACCGACGGTCCTGCATGTAGCGCATTGCTGTTCAAACAGTTTATCAACAACGATAACGAGTTGGTTATTGCCAACTGCGATCAGATCATGGAATGGGATAGCAATCTATTCTTTCATAATGTTAGACTTTATGATGGTGCGGTAGTAACATACTACAGTGACACTGACAAAAATAGTTACGCTCGATTAGATAAAAAAGGGCATGTGACTGAGATTCGAGAAAAAGAAGTAATCAGTAATATTAGTCTCAATGGTATACACTATTGGAAACAAGGGAAGAATTTTGTTTCCAGTGCAGAACAAATGATTGACGCAGATGATACAGCGCCCAATGGTGAGTTCTACATTGCTCCAACTTACAATTACATGATCGGTGCGGGATTAAAAGTTGGCATACACCATATACCTAATGAGCAACATCATGCTGTTGGAGTTCCTGTAGACCTAGAAAGATTTTTAAAACATGAAAAAACATAATGTATCAGATTTTTGGAGAGGATGGTTTATTGGCAACTTTGAACCCAGTGTCCTTAAAACTGAACAATTTGAAGTTGGTGTGCTAACACACGCCAAAGGTGAAGTTTGGACCAAACACTACCACAAGGTAGGAACAGAGTACAACTTGTTGATTCGCGGCAAAATGACAATCTGTGGCGAAACAATCAATGAGGGTGAAATTTTTATCCTCGAACCCAACGAAGTTGCAGATCCTGTATTTTTAGAAGACTGCACAGTGCTGTGTGTCAAGACACCTAGCAGTCCCGGAGACAAATATGAAATTTTTTAGAAACAAAGACGAGATTAACAACAACGACTATTACTATGCCACGTATGAAATGACCAGTAGTGCCAATCTTCGAGATGCGGCATGGAACTTGGCCATTGGACAAAGTGTGGGTAATCCCAATGTACGCAACGAATGGGAAACTGATGATTTGTTTGAAAATTACAGTTGCCTTATTGTAGGTGACGAAGATGAATTACGACATCAAACTGCCGGCCGGGTAACCATTGCATTTCCTGTGGCCAACACAGACTGGGAAACCGACGGAATCAGTCACTTATTGTGCCAGTTGATGGGAGGTCATGTTGACATTGACATTGTGACCAAATGCCGATTGGTCAAGTTGGATCTCCCAGAAACAGTCACTCGACATTTCCTAGGACCCAAGTTTGGCCTGTCTGGATTTAGACAGTTAACTGGACAATACAACAAGCCGTTGTTTGGCAGCATTGTCAAACCTAAAATTGGCATCACTCCACAGGTGTTGTTAGAAATGGTCAAACAAATGGTAGATGGTGGTGTAGACTTCATCAAAGAAGATGAAATTATGAGTAATCCTGCGGTATGCCCGTTGGATCAACGAGTTGACATCATTGCCAACTACCTTGCCAAGCAAAGTCGTAAAATTGTATTCTGCCACACCATTAACTGTGATCCACATGTGGTAGTTGATCGAGTACGTCGAGTTCACGAACTAGGCGGTACTGGTGTACACATCAACGTGTTCAGTGGATTGGGTGTTTACAACAGCATTCGCAAAATGGACTTGCCATTGTATCTGCATTATCAAAGCAGCGGAGCCAAGGTGTTTACAGATGTCAATCACCGATTCAGTATCAGTTGGCCTGTTATGTGTCAATTGGCCACAATGATGGGTGTTGACACTATCCAGACCGGTATGGTAGGAGGCTACAGCAATGATGATCCGGAAGAAATCAAACAGTGTATTGATATTCTTAGAAAAGGCAACACTGCTCCTGCACTCAGTTGCGGATTTCATCCTGGACTAGTTGACAAGGTTACGGAAATTGCAGGAGTTGATTATTTGGCCAATGCTGGTGGTGCAGTACATGGACACCCCGGCGGCACTCTTGCAGGTGCTAGGGCAATGAGACAAGCTGTAGATAAAAATTATGGCGCAGAATATCAGCAAGCTATTGCCAAATGGGGCAAGGTTTAAACTTGTTTTACTTTGAGTAGTTTTAGATGTTTGAAAATTGTGATCCACATCCATCCTGCATCGAACTCAAACCAACGACGACTTAGTTTAGGATCTGCAGGATTCAAATGATGATTGTTGTGTAGTTCTTCTCCGCCAATCAACACGCCCCAAGGACTGATATTGCGTGATTGGTCCTTGGTTATTCCATTTCTGTATCCGATCCAATGTGCAACACCATTGATTACACCCGCAGCCCAAAATGGAATCCAGATCATTTGTACACCCCATATCACAAATCCCCACCAACCAAATAACGCTACATCTATTGCCAACATGAGCATGATGCCAATTCTGCTGTGGCGAGTGTAAACATTCTGTTCTATCCAATCATCTGGTGTACCTATTCCGTACTGTTTAACCATGTTGTGGTCTTTGCTAGCCGAATGATATAGGCCTGCACCGCCAAACAACACACGCCAGATACCAAACACATGCGGAGTATGTGGGTCACCTTCCAAATCACTGTATCTGTGATGTTTACGATGTATTGCTACCCACTGCTTGGTTACCATGCCAGTTGTGAGCCATAACCATGCTCTCATGAAATGACTCAACACAGGATGGAATATAATTCCTTTGTGTGCCTGCCCTCGATGTAAAAATACAGTAACACATATAATGGTTATGTGGGTGACTACTAAGGTGTAAATTAATTCTATCATATATTACTTATGCAAGAAAAGGGCCATTAGGCCCTTTTCTTTTCGGTTACTTCCCGATACTTTAACAAGGCTAATTGCCTTGCCAAGAACAATCTCCATTGTATATCTTCCGATAAATCATCATCGTCTTTGTAGTCATTTTTAACTAATTCAGGACGACGATAACTTACATAGATATCTTCATCGGTTATTCCGTCAATATCAGAAGGATCAACTCCTGATACAATCAGAGACTTCCGAAGTGGATTACTTCTTAGGAGCTTCGGCTTTTTTATCGCCAGCTTTGTCGGCACTTTTAGTGTCGGCCTTTTTGGCGTCTTCTTTCTTAGCTGGTGCTGGTGTAGCTGTTGCACTTGCGGCAGGTGCTGGTGCAGCCACAACAGGTTTGGCTTCTTCTTTCTTAGCGACTGGTGCTTGAGCAAAAGCAGTAACTGCAAAAGCAGTGGTAACGATCAAAGTTGCAATAGTTTTCATTTCAAAGTTTCCTTTTGGTTAAAGTAGTAACATTTTGTGACTACATATATATAACGCGATAGCTATTGGTTTAGTTGACAGGTTTGTTGTCCAAATCAACTATTCAACACTTTTGCCACTGAGTTCATCACACTAGCGATCCTGCCAATGTCACGAAGCTGTTCTACAGTATAGCCTTCGGTCTTGAGTGTTTCATAATGTGCTTTCACACAGAAGTGACACTTGCCCACAATACTGGCAGCAAGACTAAACGCTTCAAAATTGCTCTTGGTAGTCCCGCCATGACTTGCAATAGCGTTCATACGTAACTGCGCCGGCAAGCCCTTTAATGCCGGATCATCTGCCATCTCAACATATGGGTACCACACATTGTTCTGTGCCATGATACTGGCCGCCGTCATTGCTGACTCTGCGTGTACTGGAGCATCTGCTAAAATCACTGATAGGATCTTCCCGTTGCCAGTTGCCGCTAATGCCGCTACAGCACAGCCCATAGCAACATCTGCATCTAGTGTACTGCGTAGTAGCACCGCATCAATGTTTAACTTGGTGTCCTTTGCATAGTCTGGCAAGGCACCTTTTACTGATTCAATAAAACTCATTTAGTTTGTTCTCCTAAAATTTTATATCCTCGACCTGTAGGATGAATGCCATCTGCACTCATGTGCCCTTGGGGTCTAGGTAACACTGTGTCACCGTATTCAGTAGCAATACGGACGATAGCGTCATGTGGTACTGGCTTACGATCCTTGCCAGGATCAATCCAAAATACACGATTGCCTTTCACTGCTTCGCGCATTTTTCGTAATTCTGCTTCAGTCTTAACACCTTTGTGATCGTTGGCACCAAGACTGATAATAACAGTTTTTGCAGGTTGGCTAGCGGCTTTGGTCAAGTAGTCCTTGTTCCATTGCCAACTATTCCAACCACCTCGTGAATAACTTACACATTCCGGGCGAGCCATTGCTGTGCCAACAGCAATGCTATCACCAACGATCAAACAATCGATCATTTGTTCATCATGAGTGCATTGAAGTTGCTAGGAACAACAATAGTCTGCACTTTGCCTGCTTTGATACCTTCGGAGATATTCAACATGGCCTGTGCCTGCATGAATGCAATTGAACTGGCACTGTTGTTTGCCAATGCAGCCATTCGACGGCTTTCGGCTTCGGCAGTCTTAACTTCAACTTCCTTCTGCTTCAATTCGTTCTTACTACGAACCAATGCGTTGGCACTTTCAACAACTGCGTCTGCGGGCACAACATTACGAATCAGCACTTGGCTAATCATAATAGTACCGTCCAACTTTTCTTCTGCAAGGTTGCGAACAATTTCATCTTGAATGAACTTTTCCATTTCGCTACGTTTGTCGGCCATGTCCAAGGCTTCGTACTTACGTGCGGCTTTGTAAATAGCATTACGAGCATTTTGAACAATGTAGTTGTACATGACATAAGTGTCACCTTTAAACTCAGCGTGGAAAGCCTTGTTCTTGGTTGAATACAATTCTGCCACTTGCTGTGGATTGATGTTATAAACAACCACAGCATCGAAGTCTTTCATTGTGCTGTTGTCTGCGGCAACCGGAGTCATATCATTCAATGTGACATTAACGTCCTTGATAGGGAATGTAAGTACATCACCAATCAACACCTGATTGAACGAGCCAGGCAACAGTTCACCCGGTTGTACCTGTTTATCAAAACCAACTCGCACACCGACCTCGCCGGTCTCAATACGAGTACATGCAGATGTCAAAGCAACTGCGGCCATAACCAAACCAACTTTAACCAAACGATTCATTTAGATAACTCCAGTAGAAAAAAGATAAAAACAAACACTAAACCCAAGAACAAAATACAAGGGCCGAAGCAAACGATCATTGATCATAAGATTCCTTAAAAGATCATTACTAAAACAAACATTAGCACAATTGCTACTGCTGAACTAATTGTAGCATACACAGCGGCCTTTGTCAAGTCCAGGGCCTGCTTGCCTGAGAGTTTTTGTACTCCCAGGATACCCGCCCAGACCAGAGCCGTTAGCACTAAGAACAGTAAAATGATTCTAATCATGGATCAGTTCCTGGGTAAGTTGTATTACAGTGTTTCGCCGCCGACTGTACGGTTGCAAGCACACAGTTCACCTGTTTGCAATGCGTCCAATACACGAAGTGTTTCTTCTGGGCTACGACCAACGTTCAAGTTGTTGACAGTAACGTGTTGGATCTCGTTGTCTGGGTCAACGATGAATGTGGCGCGAAGTGCGGCACCTGCTGGAGCATAGAATACGCCCAACTGTTCGATCAAACTCAACTCACCACGCTGTGTGTCGGCGAATTGATTGTGACGAATTTTCTTTAGATCTGGATGGGCATTTTGCCAGCTAACTTTACAGAACTCATTGTCTGTTGAACCGGTAAGTAATACTGCGTCACGGTCGTCAAAGTCCGCCGCTAACTTGTCGTAGGCCACAATTTCTGTAGGGCAAACGAATGTAAAGTCTTTAGGGTAATACACAATTACTTTCCACTTGCCAGGAAAGCTCTCATCTGTAATCGTAAAGAAAGCATCTTCTGGCTGACCAAACCTTACGCCTGTGACTGCAAATGGGGTCAATTTATCACCAACTGTTTTCATAATTTCTCCTTGTATGATACAAAACAATGTGTTAGTTTACAATTGTTTGTACAAAGAGTCAACTAGTTTGGATAAATCAGGTAGGCAGCAAGGTTGGATTGAATCTAAGTGTAAGCAGCATTCTTGGAAGATTGTCGTGATTGATCACATTATGAGGAATATCCACATACACCACAGTTGGTTGATTGATCAATGCTGACTCTAACAACACTGGCGGAGATTTCCATGTGAGATGCCAGGACTCACTACCAGACGCTGTAGTTTTTAGTTCCTTATCAAAATCTCCACCGTACCATTGCATTTCGCAATTGTTACCATTTAATATAGGTATGTTCAATGCCCATGTTGGATAGTTATTCCAAATTTTGAAATAATCCACATGTAATCCTCTTTCACTGTTGGCAGTGGAGTAAAATATCATTGCACTTTTTAAAGAGTGAGTTTTTCCAGAAAATCTAGTCAAATCATTTGCAACAATAGATTCGATAGACTTCAGTTCTGTTTCATCTAAATGCTCAGACCTTTTGTTTCCTATATTGACCTGTAAATGCAAATACCTGTCGATCAATGTTTGCCAACATTTGAGATCAATTAATCTACTAAATTGTTTCATACCAATATTTATTCGTAAAAAAACCCGCCGAAGCGGGTTTCTTTATGCCGTAGCAATTAGAAGCGATAGTTCAAACCGGCAGTAACTGTGTTACCGTCGCTGGACTTAACACGATCCTGACCGTACTGACGAGCAACATCAAGTCCAAAAGAAACTTGTTTTGTCAACGGAACACTTACGCCTGCGCCAACAGTCATTGCATAACCGTCTTGACCAGTTTGGTTGTTCAAGTATGCAACACCACCCTTAACTGCAAAGGATGCAGTCTTGATTCGGGCCACTTCACGACCTACAACCAAGCTGAAACGATCTTGATCGTTACGTCCAGCAGTAAAACGCTCAAAGCCTGCGGTAACAGTATTTGCGCCATAAGTCTGGCCAAGTGTGATGCCGCCACCATTACGGTTCTCTGCACCGCTGTAATCACGAGTAACAGTTGTGCCGATTTCCAAAGCGGATGCTGCTGTTGCAGCCAATGCGATCATTGATGCGATTGCAATTTTCTTCATTTTTAATTTCCTTTAAAGTAATGACTTTTGTCATTGCACTATTATATATCAGTTTAGACACTGATGTCAATGGATTTTGATTAAAAATGAAAAATATCAACTCCAATACTTGGATGAATCCAATTTATCCCAATATGCTTTGTTGTTTCTGTTGACAAAGTTTTTTACCAGATATTTTCCCATACCTAGATAGCCCATCTTTTTAAATCTGCGACTATCTTGTCCAAAGTAATGTCTTACAATTTTGAACTTTCTCGGACTATACTTTCGTGACAAGAAGTAGTCCTCGCTGGTTGAAAAATTTTCAGGGAAGCCACCAAACTCTTCAAAACGATCTCTGCGTGTCAGCATGAACGCTCCTACAGCAAAGGGTGAGAAATATTTCAATGTGTGATTGATTACATTAAATGCAGTAAATCCAATTTTTGCTCGTACGTCATTGTCGTAGCATTTGATGTTCAAACCAACTAGATCCAAGTTCTTAGACTCAATTAAATCAACAGCATCCTGAATAACAGTGTTCTTGAAGAAACGTACATCGGCATCAATGAATAGGATATAAGGCGTAGTAACTAATTTGGCTCCGTTGTTCTTGGCAATGGACACAGGTCCTCCGTCAATGACATCAACATTTAAACTTCCCTTCATTATTTCGATAACTTCTCGAGTGTTATCTGTAGAACAGTCAGCAATGATAATTCTAGTGTTGCCTATTCTTTGCTGACGCAAATGCATTAACAAATGTGCTATGTAGTGTTCCTCATTCTTGCAAGGAACCACAATGGTAATTTTATCACTGAGTTTCATTTTTTTACACACCTTCCTTCGATCTTAAATTGACTAAATTTTAGCCAGTATGTCATAGTTTGTAAACTTTGTTCACAGGCTGCTCGGTCCTGAAACGTCAGTTCCACTCGTCCCGGCACGTCTCTTGGATCGTTTAAGTGAACTGCCAGTATTATCAATGTCCACATCGTCATGCTCCTTGGTCCATGTTACAATTTCCCAGCGTCCGTCCCAGTGTTCAACTAGTGCGGTACACGACTCGACCCAGTCACCGTCATTCATATACATTACACCGTCTATCTCTTTTATCTCTGCGTGATGTATGTGTCCACAGATGACTCCATCGAATCCACGCTTCTTGCAGTAGCCAGCAAGATTCTTTTCAAACTGAAACATAAAGTCAACTGCTCGTTTAACTTTGTATTTGAGATACTTGCTCAAGCTCCAATAACCAAATCCCATCTTGTGACGTATCCAGTTGAACCTGCCGTTTAGATATAGCACAAAGTCATACGCCCTGTCGCCTAAAAACCCCAACCACGGCGCTAGTCGAGTAATGCCGTCAAACAGGTCTCCGTGTGTGACTAGATAGTGTTTACCGTCAGCACCTATGTGTTCTATTTGATTGTGTATTTCTACTAGACCGAAACTAAACCCATATGGCATTATTGGTCTTAAGAATTCATCGTGATTGCCTGCTATGTAGATTACTCTAGTACCACGCTTGGCATGTCCCAGTACTCTACGTACTACATTGGTATGGCTTTGTTTCCAACGCCATTTGTTTTGTTGTATCTTCCATGCATCAATTATATCGCCCACTAGATATAATGTATCACATGTGTTGTGTTTGAGAAAGTTATTTAACTTATCCGCTTGGCAGTCTTTAGTACCAAGATGAACATCACTAACAAAGATTGAACGATAAGTTTTATTCATAATGGTACCAGTAAAGTGCTGGTTACGAGGTCCAGCGCCACTCTATCGTTGTGGTCGATTTACTTAATCTGTGTCCAAACACGTTCACGGATCTGTTTTGTTAGTGCATCTGGTAATGGTACATAATCTAAGTCTACAGCATCTTTCTTGCCATTCTTAAATGCCCAGTCAAAGAACTTTAGCACTTCATCGCTAGTAGCTTTGTTAGCAGGAGTCTTATACATAATGATAAAACTTGCAGAACTTACTGGCCAAGCATTTGGATTCTTTTGATCCACAATACTCAATCCCATACCTGGAACACTGAACCAATCAGCACCATCTGCGGCTGCGGCAAATGTTAAGTCATCTGGACTTACATATCGTCCTGCCTTGTTTTGTAGTTGTAGGAATGTCATGTTGTTCTTTTTAACATAAGCATACTCTACATAACCAATTGAACCTTTGATTCTGTTCACGTTGGCTGCAACACCTTCGTTGCCCTTGCCACCTACTGATGTGGCTGCGGGCCACTTGACCGCAGCACCACGGCCTACACGTTGTAACCACTCTGGGCTTACTGTAGCAAGATAGTCTGTCCAGTTGAATGTTGTACCTGAACCGTCAGCACGGTGTACAATAGTAATAGGCTGATCTGGTAGTTGTTTACCTGGATTCAATGCTGTTAATTTAGGGTCATTCCACCTAGAGATATTACCCATAAACACTTCAGCCATTACTAGTCCAGTGATACGTAGTTCTCCTGGCTTGAAGCCATCTAGGTTTACTACAGGAACTGTTCCGCCAATGATAGCAGGGAATTGAACCTGCGCCATCTTGTCCAAGTTCTCGCCGCTTACCGGAGCATCAGTTGCTCCAAAGTCTACTGTTTTTGCGTTGATTTGACGAATGCCGCCAGATGACCCTATGCTTTGATAGTTCATGCCTGTGCCTGTGGCTTTTTTATATCCTTCTGCCCACTTGGCATAGATAGGGAATGGGAAAGTAGCACCTGCGCCTGTAATGTCTGCGGCGGATGCCGATACTGCTACAGACGCTAGTAAAATTGCTAATAGTTTTTTCACTGTAAGTCTCCTTCTTGTGTGTGTTAGTTCTTACGCAATTATTTAAGCATATTTGTGTTACAGTTTTGTTACAACTACAAGAATTTTTTGTCAAAAGAAAACCCGCCGAAGCGGGTCCTGCTATTTTCTGTTACGAGGTATAACTACCCTAAGCAGTGTTTAGGCTGCTAAAGCGAACTGTGAGTCGTTTGCGTTTACTTTGTTTTGCTTCTTCGACCAGGTAGAGCGTCTTTCTGTGCTATGAGCACAACGACTACACTTTGCCCCCAATCCTAACGGCTTCTACATTGCCGGACTGTCCATTTCAATACTCTTGACCCAATCGATCCTGTGTCAGGCCCATTATGAAGAAGACTGCGTTCTCAACGCACGGTAGCACGACCTCCATTAAAACCAACTCACATATTTCAGTGTTTTACGATTCTAATTTTAGTGCTATCATCCTCTTTATGGTGGACCTGGCGGGCACTGCCCCCGCGTCTTGAATCCTTTTCTGTCTACTTCATACAGTCTTAACTTACAGTATATATTTATTCAGGAGTGTTGTCAACTGTTTCTAATAAATTGGACACATCCGGAATGACTGTTCTCCAATCGGTCTTGCGAGTGGTATCTAGGTAGTCCATGAAGCGAACAAATTCACCAACAGCAGCGGCGTCGATATCGTGATCCAGCATGTTATGTAAATGTTCCAGTATTAATGTTGCTTTTGCACTGCCTGCTCGGCGTTGAGAATAATATTCTATCAGTTTCAACTTTGCTGCTCGTGGCAAATTATAAGTTGAATGATGAGCTGGGCCTTCCAAAAATCTCACATGAAAGTTTACACCCATGCTTCTGCAAAATTTTTCACTTTCAATAATGCTGTAAACTGTGGCAATCTGAAAACAGGTGGTGATTGACATGAGTTTTACATTCTTGAATTGTCTCTCGTACTGTTTGAGTTTTTTTATATTTTCTACAAATTTTTCCCATCGGCCGCCTGATCTTATGAGTTCATACTCGGCACCTGTGGCATCCATGCTGGCTCTAATATGTACTGCTCGAAAGTGTTGCCACCTTTGAGCAATTTTGTCATTGATTGCGCTACAGTTGGAATCGTATTCCAGGCGTATGTTTTTTGCATGTCCGTTTGCTATCAACCTATCCAGCATTTCGTCATGTGCTGGTGTTACCATGGGTTCGCCACCAGTGATATAGATATGTCTCAGTGATCCTGCCATTTGATCAAACTTTGGCCACCAACGTGGATCTTCGAACCAATGCAACTGCGGCGGATCAATCCACTTGTTGGTAGACAAGTCTTTAGTGATCTTGACCACTGTTCCTTGACCGAATGTGTCTTTTTTGTAATAGTCTACAAATTCGTCGTACCACAAATTACTGAATACAGGATCACACATGATGCATTTTTGATTACACAGGTTTCCAAATCTCACATCAAGGCTACTGGGCAACCAATCAACTGACCCGTCTGATGATATTTTGTCCGAGTAATTGTGTTCAGTTACTAGATCAGCAGTATCAACGTGTGTCATTAATTGTATTCTTCTACTGCTGTTGGGATGTGTTCGACGTTGTTTTGTCACATGTTCTCTGTGCTCGCAACAATCGCAATGCGGACTCCATTCTGTAGGATTGGTCTTGTTAAACAGTCGAACTTCACGATGTTTGTCACTGTTCATTATATCATGCAGATCGTGTGTCAATATGTGCATCACATTGCCATCTTTGTCCCTGCATCTCTGCATGTCCAATTCTTTTTTGCTGTTCGATCCTATACTGCAAAGCCTAATGTATCCATCGGGCAATATGTGTAGTCCGTTCCAGACAGTTTTACAAAACATTATGTTAAATTTTCAAGCAGTGTGTTTTTGATGCTTTCAAACGGCGTATCAACCCATTGCCAGGTTATGAATCTACGTATGCCGTTGTTGGGAGAATTTACAGAATGTATTTGACTTACATCTAATAGATACAATTCATCTGGTTCTGCGGTAAACTCGCCTACCTGTGTCACTTGATCTAGTGAATAAATGTTGGCTACTGTTCTGCCAGGGTACACAAAACCTTGAGCATTTGGTTTTTTGTTGTAAAAATGAGTTGTTGAACCGTTGGTGTCTAAATAATAATTTGCACATGCAGATATATTGTGATCTATATGCGGCAGCAGATGTCCCGAGCCAGTAATTTCTGCCAACTGAACCTGAAAGGGTGCAACTGTTCCGTAAAACATTTTTTCTGGCAGCAGGCTTTGAAAATATTCGTAGTCGTTGAGTCGATAATAGGTCAACGTTGGACGTGGTGGCCTACCAAACGATGTGACCACACTGCCTTTTAGTCTTTCAAAGTCAACATTGGTTAATTTAAATTTGATCTTTTGGAACATCGTCATCTCTTTCAATTATTAGGTCTCTGTCTCTCATCCAGCTCACAATTTCTTTCCAGAATTTGTTTTCTAACAAGGCAACTCTTGCGGAAATGGCCCATCGTGGCTCTTCTCCCATGATCACAGCATGTGGAATTCCTACTCTGGTCAAAGTCAATTCAGAACCCATGTTACACCTGTCAATCTCTGTAAGTTTATTAATTGGCCAGTTGTAGAATATGGTGCCGGCTGCATCCCGTTGTGGAGGTTTTGCATCAATTTTTGGTAGATTGTACCAGGTCATGTCGCAGTCGCTTCCGCCAATTACCCAGTTAAGTCCGTATGTGGAAATTCTTATAGGATGATGTTTGTGAATATCTATGTGTGCGTTGAAAGTGTTGTATCCAGGTGCTCTATAAAATACCAACGCATCTCCAAATTCAAAACCTAACAATTTTATTTCTTTGATCCATTGAGGATTAAAAATTTTGCTTGCAGGAACGTCCCATATCCCAAACTTTTTCCCCTGGGGATCGGGAAATTTCCAGTCTGGATTGATTGCATTGCTACAATCAATCTTTAATTTGTACCAACAATGTTCTTTCATAGAGATCTTTCAACTAAAATATTTTTTGAACGCATTAGATCGACAACTTTCTCCCAAGGCATATCGTTGGGAATAAATGTTCTTGCAGAGAAACACCACCTAGGTTCTTCGCCCATCACAATAGCATGTGGCAAGCCTGTTTTTACCAATGTTACCTGTTTGTCAATGTGACATCTTTCAACTTCTTTCAATTCTTTCAAGGGCCAGGATACATAGGGAGTGTTGACACGAGTGTATGTAATTTTTTCTTTGGCATTAGGTGGCAGTTCATACCACACCATTTCACTGTTTTTGCCGCCTACACACCAGTTTATACCAAAATTGTGAATTCTAAATGGCTCTGCTGTGCTAACATCTATGTGTCCATCCACAGTGTGTGCATGTGATCCTCTGTAAAAAATCATAGCATTCACAATAGGAAGCCCAATGGATCCCATGTAAACCAGCCACTCCTGGTTAAAAATAAGATTGGATGGCGGTTGCCAAACTCCGTATTTGCCAGTTACGTCAAATGTGACACACTGCTGTTTCCAGTCAGGCTTGAGTGCATTTGATACATCAATGTTCAACCTGTAATAACAATTATTCATCACGTATGTATCCTAATCTTGTTAATATATTTTTGCAATTTTTAAAAGTACGAATACCGTGTTCTCGGTTGAAATTCCATCCAACTACAATTCTTTCTTGGCTGCTGAGATTTCTAACACCGTGCCATTCATGTGTTGCTGTCAAATATGCATGAGTATTTATTGCATAGGTGTACACCGCAGGAGCCAATGCCGAGTACATTTGGCGTTCTCCAAATTTGTTCAGCTTTGGAATATCATAGTATTCTGATACGCATTGATCTGAGCAGCCTGATATTGGAAAATAAATTGCCTCACCTCGCCAACCTCTGTCAATGTGTGGATACATTATTGCTCCAGCAGGAATTTTTGTAATAACAGCAGCTTTTTCCATAAATGGCAACAGATCTGAAAAGTGTTGCCATAATGGATCGTTGTCTGCTTCTTCTACTACAAATCCGGCATTGTCATGTCCTCTGTCGTATCCAACTCCAGTTTCCCAACTGGCACCTTTGAACCACAATGCCGATGTTGCTGTGCCTGTGTATTTTTCTGGCATGTGCATTTCAAAATATTTGAAATACAGTTGTTGCATTGCATTCAGTTGTGTTTCACTGAAATGCAATTTGGCAAACAACTCACTAGCCGGTTTCATACCAACATTTTTCCCACAATAACATCTTCGTCGGTATAGCCTAGTCTGTGCAAGATTGGTCTAAAGTCGGGCTCGCCTTTTACATGCCAAGTAATTTTATGTGCATACTTGCGCATTTCTTGTTCACTGTATTTGATCAATCGAATACCGGTCATGCCCAACCGATGATCCTTGTGTAAAAAAAGCACATCATTGGATGCAACAATTGTTTCTTTGTAGTGTATGTGTGGTTTCACAAACCACGCACTGTATCCTACCAACATGTTGTCTTCTTCTTCCAGTCTTGCTGTCAGCAGATAGAATTGATTTTTCTTTTCCATTTGATCATAAAGGTCCCAATCAGGGGCCAATTTGATTTTGTCTTTGTGTTTGGTCAGTTCGTGATAATGGTCTATCAGCATGGGTTCCATTTCCGGACGCACTGTCAATACTGGTTCACATTGTAATTTTAATGCCATTTTGTTTCCATTTGTTATAGATCTTTTTCCATCCTGTAGTACACAGGTTTCATGCCTACTTTAACACAACTGTGTTGTCGAACAATATTATTAACATGTACATAACTGGCTATTTTTTTTGCATTCATACTTTTGATTTGAATTTCAAAATACTTGTGCAACAATGTGTATATTCCACGCTTTCTATATTTTTCATCAACTGCACTCAGTATGATCCAGGCAGTTTTAGAAACATCATCTAGCATTTCAAACACAATATGTCCTACTACAATTCCATCTACTTCGGCATAGATAGCCTTGGACCTGTTGTTGCCTACAAGATTATGATGATAATGACCATCTTCAATCAATTTTGCAAAATTCTTTAGAAAGAATGGAATTAATGGGCCGCCGCCCATGCCTGCACAATACTTGACAGTAACTGTTGAATCTTTATGATCCAGTTCCTTACCCAACACTATGTCTGTGGTAGCCATCCTCGTTTCCAATCAGTAGTAATCCATATTGCCTTGTCACGTCGACGTTGGTCATCTGTTCTATAGTGTCTCCAACTAGGCATCTTTATTTTTTCTTTTGTGTACAACTCATCTTTGGTAAATTTTTGGATATGTTCTTTAATGGCCATTTTGTAGTAATTAAAGTTGTCACCGGACCATTTTACCTCTGCAGGAGTCGACACAGCATAGTTATTCCAATCGCGGCCAGCACCAAAGTGAAAAAGGTTTTTGTTCAAAATCATTTCTTCTATTTCCAACAACCACATTAGTTGTTCGCTTTGATAATTCAATGTGTAGTCCAACCACCAGAAAAAATCTTTGACATTTTCCAATTTTCTAGGACATGCGTCGATCAATCTAGTGTACATTTCTTGAGAACGACGATCCAGTGTGTTGAGAAACTCAGGAATAGTTTGTTTTAATTTTTCTACAGGCAGTGCTTGATATATGTTTGCACCAAACACTGGATCCATCAAGTGTCCAGTTACAACAACTCCGTCTATAAGTGCTTGCCTCAACGGATCGTCGGTGTAAAAACTCATTTGTGATGTGGATAATTTTCCTTCAATGAAATTCTTATAGAATTCAGGATATTCCTTAATGGAATTATTATCCATCATAACAACAATTTGCTCATGTGGTGCAATTTTTAACAATTCTGACAGCACCAGTGTACTGTCTATGCCGCCACTCCATGTTACCACAAGTTTTTTTGAACCTGCTTTTTGCACTATGTTGGCAGCACTGTTGTGACACAGTTCTTCAATGGACTTTGGCTGTACCAGTTGTCCAATTGGTGTTATGCATTCTATTTGAGGAATGTTGATCATTGCCCGTGTACGATCAAACACGTTGTACATATAATCAGGCGTGGTCATTGTAGGCGTGTAGCCTGCATGGTGATAATATTTCAAAAGCTGATACCTATTTTAGCTAGATTGGCTCTTATTACATCGGGGCTCTGCAAAGCAACTTTTGGTTGCACAGGTTTTTTATAAGCACTCCAATCGGGGTAAATTAAAGTTAAATTATAAGTTGTGGGTGCTTCTGCACCCACATGTAGATCGTATTTTTTGTCTTCTAATTCTAACTCAGGCAGTCGGTTGGTTATCATTTTTCCTAATCAATCCTATCATTATTGCCCCAAGATCAAAGTAATGGGGTTTTGTATGCCAGTTCATTAATTTTGGTTTGTTATGGTGTTCTTTATGAATCCATTCACCACCCATAGGAATTAAAAATTCTAATAGCCATAAATTTCTTGCAGCCGATACTCTACTGTCGTTTTCTTCTAGTTTACCGTGTGCAAAAATTGTATGCATTCCCGCGGTAACAAGATAGGTAGTTGTAGGCAATGCAAACAAATAAAAGAACGCATCAAAACTGATCAACAATAACAGTATACCGGTTACAATACTAATAGTCAACGAATGATTGACAAAAAACACATGCATATCGTCACGAATCATTCGCAATTCATTTTTAGTTGCTTTGACATTGTCTCTTTCTTTGAATCTAAAAAAATGTCTAATGTCTGCATCATACGGATCATCTTTGGTATCTGTATACCTGTGGTGAGTCATATGAACAGAACTCCAGTGTACAGGAGCGGAATTCAATGTAGCACAACCTACCAATCCAAAGAACCAATGCCAAAATCTTGAACAAACAAATGCGTTGTGTGTAAACAGTCTATGATATCCCACTGTCACTGTGAGTGCAATGGTTAGATACATTAAAAATGCAGGTAGCAGCCACCATGACCATCCAGTAGAGACTGCCCAAAAAAGTGCTGGAAAAAACATCCAGCTTGCGATTGATCGTTGCCAAACTTTAGTTTTCATTTAAGAACCTCATTGCGTAACAAGCAGCTGACCCTTCTACTCGAGCTTCTACGTCGCCACTTCTGATGCGAATCTGTGTAGGACCCACAAAAATCTTTCCTTTGATATTCAATGAACCTCTCACAAGAAAGATATCACTGCCATTTTCAAGCATTGTAGGAGTATCAGGCTGTATAATAACACTGGCTAGACTTGGTAGCCCTTTTTTGTTGTAGGCATGTGGAATGCACAACCATTCTGTTTCAACAGGAAAATGCAGTTGCAGGTTTCCCGAAGTTGATGCACTGTCACTTTTGTGTTCAGCGTTGAGCCAACCCGGTGTTCGATCTGCAAGTTGTTCACCTGTTTCAATCACATTGACCTTGGCAACACCGTGGGTGTAATAATACCAGCCAGTTTTGACTAGACCGTTTTGTCCAATTGGCACAACTCTGGTATCGCCTGCCTTGGTCTGTGCCAGAATTACAACTTTTCCAAATGCAGCATGTGGTGTGAATTTCATATTGTGTTGTCTGCCATTTCTTGTAAAACTTCTTGAATTAGAATTTTCATTTTGATCTTGTTTTGCTCATCCGGACTGGCTACCTGTTCTGGACTGGATCTTCCCACATGTGGCACATGTGGACGTGTGACAAACTGTCCAGGTACTGCTCGAATAGTAGGAGGAACTGATGTAGGCAAAGAAAAGTTTCCTATAGGATTGTGTATTACAATAGCTTCTAGTTCTCGAACTTCGTGAGTGGTATCAATCAGTTGCTGAAGGGGGCCTTGGTCCACATTGGTGTTAACCAGTTCGTTGTTCCAGTAATCCTGAGGTGACGAATTTTTCAGCAAGGATAATATTTCTCGGGTGTTGTTCAATGCAGTTGCAGGAACACCGATGTTTAATTTTATTGTTGTACACTTGCTGTTAGATGGCACGTATTCAACCAAAAATGTGCCGCTGTCGCTGTAACTTAGAATTTTCATTGTGAAATGAATCATTTTTTTCCTTTTAACCGTAGAAATTTATAGAACAGGTTATTGTACCAGACGAGGGATGACTGGCACTAGGTACTTGCCAATTCCACCTACGTGCTGTTCCTGTTGCTTGAGTGCTTGTTCGTGCTGATCGAACACCATTGATTGAGTACCCTGATACAGACACACTGAGAAAAGACAAATCGGAATCCGCAGGAGCCGCAGTTGATCTCAACTGAAGATGCCAGGCATTTGTTCCTGTGCTGAAGTACAATGCTTCGATGACCATTGTGCCTGTTGGTGTTAAAAATGTGTCTTGACTGATACTGCCAAATGATCCGCCTTTTTTCTTCAGGCCGCCAATGCCGTATCCGTAATAAGAACCTTTTCCTTTTTTATACGGAATAGGAGTTGACCCAACGTTGATTGTAAATACCATGGTTTTTCTACCCCAGGTACTGTAGAAATTCTGAAGGGAAATGGCTCCGCTAACAGGAACAGCATTGTTAACACCAATGCTGGGAGTATATGCACCGCCACGGTACATTTGGTTGATTGGCGTAGGAGTCGGAACTCCAAATGCATTACGCAGGGTTAAAAAAGATATCGGTCCGGATGATGGTGTAGGCATAACAGTCTCTCAATGAATTACTGTTATTTAGTCTGACACATAGACCTTGGGTTTTGATTATTGATAAATGTCGGACTCCAAGGGGCGTGTAGATCCTCCGACTAGATTCTGCGTCTTTCACGGCAGCAACCTGCTATACAGGTTTACCCCCACTAGATGCAGTTATTTAACACTTTCTGCAGGAACTGTTTTGACAAGTTTGCACATCAACATAAAGTGTTCATAGGCTTTACGAACGCTTTCATGTTCTAGCAATTTGTCTGCTTCTTCTGCCATGGCTTTAACGCCTGCTTCGGCAATTTCTCTAGCACTGGGGATTTCAATGTAGTAACGATCGTTGTCAAACGCTTTGGCCAATGCTTCCCAAGCCTTCTTTTGCTTTTCAGTAATGGGCTTGTTGTGCGGCCGCATTTCGCTGGCTTTTACAACTGCCGAACTGATGGCATCTTCTGCTACACGCCCGGCAGCAATCATAGCTGCATAATTTGGATCAATATTAAACCTACGGCTAGACCCACCAGGGTAGCACATAACCAAGTGAGCACCTTTCGGAAAACTGTCGAGATACTCGCTGTCGTATTCTGCAACTGGGACATACCGTCGTCCTTTTTTCTCATAGTAAATCTTCTTGGTCATTTTGTAATCCATTGCTGTGTCGGTCTGTAGATTTTTCAACGTCTTGGAACAGGCGTTTTTCCTGTGCTGTTAACTTGTCTTTGTGTGTTTTGCGTGGATTACCGCACATAAAACATTTGGGATTGCCACAATCCATTGCGTGACGTTTTGCAAACCTATGTGGTTGCTTAGGTTCTCCAGGATTGTATTCACTAACTCGATGTTGTTTAGCAATCTTGGTTTGTTTTCGAACAGCATTGTCGTCTTTTTGTCTTCTACGGCTGTTCAAATACTTTGCTAATTCATTTGCCATGTGCTGTCTCCTTGCTACTAGTATAACAGTATTTTACCAAATTGTCAAGTGATTATACCACTTTTACACTACCGCCGCTGCCAGAATATGTAACAGCGCGATCGTATTCGTTTGGAACGACCCATCCACGCCCTACCCCAACAATTGGCATTCCGCCAGATTTGAATCCAACTTCGGTTAAATTGTCGCCTTGGTTGCCGCCAGCAATCAGCACAGCACCGGTAGCAGGATTGTAGCCTCTAAAAAATCCCACATGTCCGCCACCTGCTCTGCTGAACACAACCACATCGTTTAGTCTCCATTTTGTTTTGTCATCCAACGGTACTTGTTGTCCATATTTAGAATAAGCCAAACTGCTCAGTGTTTTGAATGCGGCTGCTCCTGAGGCTTTGAGTAAAGCACCAGTAAAGCCTGCACACCACGGTACACTGTCACTAGTTACATTTGAACCTACTGCTCGATAACAATTGATAATCCTAGGATTAGATCCAGTTTCTTTCCAAAGACCTTGTTTGGCTTCTGCAAGACAAGCATCAATATTCTTGGCCAGGTCCACGAATATACCACTAGAAGATGTGGATATGACAAATGTAGAAGTGGTAGAGTCGCCAGGCTGTCCGGCTGCTGCCTGAGCAGTGGTGCTGGTCAACACTAGCGTACCCTCTTGCGGAACTTCGCCGCGGCCTGTTAGCCCAACTTCTGCTTCCGCTTGGGAAGTGGCCGCAGCACTTGATGTAGTTATAGCCTCTTGTTGTACCAGAGACAAATCAACTTTGTTGAGTTCGGGCATAGTACCAACTGCACCCGGCTGCGGTGCTAGCCATAAAGCCACAGGAACATGGTTGGCAAATACCGTAGGGCTGTTATACACATCCAGAACTTCTGGTGATCCTGCGTTGGCCTGTGGGCCGCCTCCTGCTACATATGGCATAATCTATTTCCTTTGCACTTATTTAACGAAGTGCAATACCAGTTGTGCCCTGCATATATTGATCGCTGGCATCTTTCTTGCTGATTACCATAACAAACACATGTTCGCGTTTCAATGTAAACGATTCTGTGTCGGCTAAAAACAGCCACGGAATCATTCCAAGACCTTGTGCGCCCATGGTCAACGCAAGGGGTCTATTGATTTTTATGGTGTTGTCGTCTTCACCTTCGTAACGTGCAATGATTTCGTCTCCGTTGACTAGTTTTAAACTAACAACTGATCCTTGTGTGATCGGCTTACTTAATAACATATTGTTCCTTTAAATTATTTCCATCCAAGTATGGTCGCCCATATATTTTACTTGAGTTACATACTCATAGTCAACCGGTTTGCCAGTTGCCCATTCAGTTGGTCCGGTAAGCACCAACAGTGTTTTTTGTTTTCTTGTATCCCACACCAACCAATACAGATTGCCCATTACCACTTGAAATTGATATTCGGCTGCATGTACTGCATCAGTCACTTCCAATCTGCGTTTAATTTGATCTGCTTGTTGTTGTAACACCATTACCAATTCCATAATTCTATCATATTCCTGCTGGGCATACATCCTAGCATGGTTGATCATTATATCTTTTTGTTTGGTTACAGGTATTAATTCAAATTTAGGTCCACCGGATTCAGTAGCATAAGGAGTAACGTTTTTGTTAAAAAACGGAATTAATTCTCCAGTGCTAGTTGAATCATAGCTGGTTCGTCCCTTGGCAAGATTGGGTCTTGACTGTTCAGTCATCTCCAATCAATCTTTCCAATGTTTTGTAATGGTCATACGCTTTCTTAAGTGCAGCAAACTTTTCTAATTTTTTAGGATCGGGTTCTTGTAGAATTGCAAGTCTATCTTCGATGCCCTGTAACAATTTTCCAAGACTACGGCCTTTCCATTTGATGTCGCCATCAAACTCGGCATCGCTAGTAACATGTAGACCTGCGTGTGACATGCTTCCTATTCCAACATTGCCAGTATTACTGGTTGTAAAAACATAGGGGCTAGTCGACCATGTTCCGTTAGCACCAGCTCCTGTGGATATGGTGTAAGGTCCTGATGTTGGCAGAGACCCTGTTGCACCTGTTGTGATAGAGCACTTCAATAGGTCGTCGAGTTCTTGTGCAGTAAACCCAACGTTTACAGTTGTGTCATCATCATTATCCATCACAGACCGCCTGCTTCCTGCGCCCACTGTTCTTTTTCAAAGTGGGTTTTTAGTTCAGTAAAGCCACCAATTAAGGTTTCATTTAAAAAGATTTGCGGAACAGTACGTGCTGTAGGAACTGCTTCCAGCAAGTCTTCTTTGCTGTATCCATCCCCAATTTTCTTTTCTTCAAATTCAATACCTCGTTGTTTCAACAATGCCTTTGCTTGGTCGCAATAGGGACAATGATACTTACTCCATACAACTGCTTTCATTTTTATTTTCCTTATAGATCTGGTAGTTCTGCATATTCAACTGAATCACTCATGACACCAATAACATAATTGGTGCTTTCATTTTCTTGCAATGCAGTTTGTTTCTTATTAATGTTCACATGTTTGTTAAACCAAGGAATTGGACTGCTCTTAGGATATTCCCCAGCATACTTGATACCAATTTCTTTCAATCTATTATACGCTGTGTAATCCACAAAGTCTTTCAAAATTGTGGCATTAAGTCCAATTACAGGACCCATCTTGAAAAGATAATCTGCCCATTCTTTTTCTTCACGGATAACTTCCATGTAAAGAGCATATACTTCTTCGGCGCAATCTGTTTCGAGTTTGACAAAATCTGCATCATCTTTGGTCACATTGTTGATCAACCAAGCAGTCCATTCAGCATGTAAAATCTCATCCTGTAGGATTAGGCTGATGATGTTGCCGTTGCCAATGTAGATCTTGTTTTCTACCATAGCCAGGCTTGTGGCAAACGATACCATGAATCGGAATGCTTCCAGTGCATAACTGGCGTGCAGTGCTAACCAGATAGCTTTCTTGTGATCCATAATATCAATATGTTCTCCGAGTTCTTTGCGACAATTCAATTGATGCAGTGCTTCGTAGTAGCGACCAATGTTAGCAGCCATGCCAACAATTTCTTGTGTGTCGTGAATCTTGTTAAACTCTTCTTTGGGAACACCATACACATTACGAATAATATGACTGTAAGATTTTGAGTGAATATTTGTTTCAAAGAAACTCCAATTGCTTACCAATGCTTCAAGTTCAGGAATACTGATAACAGGTTGAAACACTTGGTTAGGAGCACGACCTTGAATACTGTCCAATGCTGTCTGACGCAACAGATTGCTGGTAAAGATATGCTTGACTGCGTCACTGGATTCTTTATGATCTATCTTGTCTTTGGTCAGGCTGATCTCTTCTGGTACCCAAAAGAAACCACGTGCCAGTTCCTCATACTTGGCAATTTTAGGATACTTGACTTCTTCAAATCGCTGTACTGTAACTGGACCTGCTGGATCTAGGAACATGGTTCTTTTTAGATAATTTGTCTGCTTGCTTAGGTTGTATTGTTCTTTGCTCATGTTGGGTTCCTTAGATAATCTATATGTGCTGTGGCACGCCAAAGGTCCAAACGAGGAGGATTTCCTTTTTCTGGTTCTTTGTACGCAATTCTAATTTCGACATGTTGATCATGCAGTTCTTGCATAATTGAATTAATGGCAATTATGTGTTCGGCAATCTCTTCAATTTTGTCTGCTACTACCGCGTCTGTCATAATTTACATGCCTCGCAATCATCTTCCAATGGTTCGTAAATGATCACATTGTCTGCGGTGATGATTCCGGTGCTGTGACCGTTGACTGTAATTTCGTTGGTACCTGTTACAGAGTTCTTTGCACCTACTTTGTTGATCAAACTGTAGTACACAGTTTTCAATCCCCATTTATAAGCCAACATTAGATTCTTGGCAATCAGTGTGCCCGGAACCTTGCTGTTTGCAAAATATGCAGGATTGTAAAATGTGTTTGTACTCAAACTTTGATCAATGTAGACTGCAAGCACTGCACTGGTCTTCAAGTACTCAACACAATCCTTTTGATCCCACATCAACTGATAACGATTCTTTAGTCGTTTGTACTCTGGTACTACCTGTACAAACGATCCAGCCTTTGATTCCTTAACAGAAATCAATTCCATCGGCATTTCAATTCCGTTGGTGGAGTTTAAAACAACTGAGCTGGACTCAACCGGTGCCACGGCCATCAAGGTAGCATTACGAATACCATACTGTTTCATACGAGCACGTAATGGTTCCCAATCCATGCTGGGGGCAAAGTCCGTGAGTTCATTAACACCTGCTGCTCTACGTTCCCAAGGAAATACGCCCTTGCCATAATACGTGTGTTCACTGCGTTTGCAGGCACCACGCTCTTGTGCCAGTTCTACACTGGTTTCGGTTAAGTAATAGGCCTGATGTTCCATCCATCGTTTGACTTCAGCCAATGCTTCAGGTGTGCCATACTTGAAACTTTTCTTGGCGTGCCAGTAAGCTAAATTGGTAATGCCAACGCCCAACGGTTCAAAGTCTTCGTTGGCTAACTTGCTCTGAATACTTAGGAAGTCCTGATAACTCAATAGATTACTAAGCGACCGAACCAGCACACGACAGGCTTTTCTCATTTCTTGTGGGTTACGGAACGCTCCCCAGTTGATTGACCCAAGAGTGCAAAGAGCAATTCTACCCTCTGGATCCTCAATGCGTTGGAACGGTCGAGTAGGCAAAAGAATTTCTTGGCACAAGTTTGATTGATAGATTGGATCAACTTTTGTATCAAACGGCCCTTGGTTAATGACGTTGTCAATGTTGACAAGATATATACGCCCAGTGTCTGTACGCTCTTTAAGAATTCCATTTTTGAACATTTCATCTGCTGACAGGCTTTTCTTTTTAATTGTTGGATGCTTTTCATAGTTCAGATATAACTTCTCAAACTCTGCACTATCTCTGTAGTATGCTTCATATAAATCTGGAACTTCTGCAGGATTGAACAAGGTAATGTTTTCACCTCGCTTGTAGCGATTCCAAAACATTTTGTTAACAACCACGCTGTAATCCATCTGACGCACACGATTTTCTTCTGTGCCTTGATTGTTTTTTAACACAATCAAATCTTCAAACTGTGCATGCCAGATAGGGAAAGTCACTGTACACGATGCATTACGAATGCCACCTTGGCTGCAACTACGCAAATCTGCAAACCATTTTTTCATAAACGGTATCAAACCCGTGTGTTTGATTTCACCGTTGCGAATTGGGGCACCTAAGGGTCGAATACGACCAATTTCCAATCCAATTCCGGCTCGTTTTGAAGCATATTTGGCCATCATTTCGCCTGCTGCAAAAATACTGTCCAGTGTGTCGTCACTGCTGATAAGAACGCAACTGCTGAATTGTTTTGTTGTGGTTCCTAAGCCAGCAAGAACAGGCGTGGCCAGTGTAAAGTGCCCAGCACTGGCACATTCATAATATTCTTTGACCCACTTCAGCCTAGTTTCTTTGTTTTCATTGTGAAATGCTGTTGCAGAAGCAATTGCATATCGTATCTGCGGAGTTTCAAAAATTTTGCCAGTTGCTCGATTTTGCACAAGATATTTTTCTGTCAGTTGTGCAATGGCTGCATAAGTGTATGTTTCATCTTTGTCATGATCAATAAACAAATCAATGATGTTCCATTCATCTTCGGTATACCAGTTTAATAATTCTGTGGTATACATTCCTGCTTCGATGTTGCGTTTTACAACATCATACAATTTTGGAGGTTCGTATTGTCCATACACTTCTTTGCGTAACATGCTGACTCGTTGTCGGCCTGCTACATACTGATAGTTGACATTGTTTATTTCTGGATTCTCAGTTTCGTCGATCAAGTCGACCATAGCTTTGAGCAACAACTCATCTATAGTCTCGGTGGTCATACCGTCGTGCAATTCAATCTGTGCTTTAATTTCCACCATGGATGGGCTCACACCATCAATACCTCTGCAAGCATGGGCAACTTGTCTCTGAATTTTAGAAATATCGAGAGGAACACGCTCCCCATTGCGCTTGACTACTGTTATCATATTTTTTTACCTTTAATGTGTGCTGAGGAAGATATTTACCAGGGGCTTGTTACTTCAACTTGATTTTCAACAAAAAACGAATCCGGTATATCCGACATCGGAACCGGACCATTATCGTTGTAGTTTATTGCCCAGGTATTGTCAACACACACTATGCTATAGTAACAGGTTTTTTGGTTATTAACAACAGTTTTAATTTCAATTTTTGCCTGTTTGAATTTTTTTGTGTATTTGAGAGACCAGGCAATCATCAAACTCTTGGTAAAATCATCATACTTGTTTCGAACTATGATTTCCCATGGTGTAGGCCACGAACTGACATGGTATTGATCTACATCCTTGTTATAGGGAACAAAAGGAGCATGTTTCCAAAACTCCCAAGTGTGCATCAACGGGTCATCCACTGTGTCTAATTCAACACGGTGGTTGGCCCAAGTTGACAGTCTGTCATCAACGGATTTTTCAAACATTAGACGGTGATATCAACAGTGTATTCAAACATGCAGGCCGTAGAAGTATTAAGGCAAGTGATTGAAACGTAATTTTTTGTTCCTACTCCAGCGTCATACGGAGACTTGCTGAGATCAGTAGAAAATACCAACGAACGAGATTCTCCAGCCACATTCTCAGAATAATTGTAGTAGTCACCAACAGATGCATATCCGTCCGGAGATATATTGACAGTCAGCTTGCCTTTTCTACTCATGTTTTCATTGTACAAACTGTAGTCTATTACCACCAATTGATCAGTGTCAGTCAACGGAATTGACATCAATGGTACAATGTTATTAGGAAGAACCACTGCACTTCGTGTTCGGTTGTCAATAATCTTGGCATTCTTGTTGACCAATGCATTGAAATAGAATGCGCCTGACATAGGAACTTCTTTTCTGTTGAAGTAGTCGTTTAGAGAAACGTTGCCTTCAGTTTCAAATTTCAATACTGGTTCACTTTGATACGTGACTCCTTCATCTGGAATAGCACTGCCATTTCCTATGTTGTAGTATGTGTTGTCAGAACTGATTACACCTGTTCTGTGGGAGTTCTCTGAAGTACGTATTGCTTGATTGGTAATGAACGAAAACTTGTTCTTGGAAACCAATGGGTTTGACACTATCTGTGTTGTGGTAGATGTGCTGGTGAATTGAATTCCGTACTGTAGATTTGTAAACAGGTTGTGCTCAAACACCGGACGACTTACCAAGCCTTCGGTTTGCACAGCACAACTCATGCTGTCAAACTGACAGTTGTCAATCAAGGTTTCGATGCTGACTGCTGTGCTTTCGTCTTCGCCAATGTTGCTACGTATGGCCACTGCGGTGCCGGTGTTGACCGCAGTTGAAAGATTTGCATTTTTTGTTGTGAATCGGATATTTTCAATCAACGGATTTTTGGTATTATCCAAAGATATCAATGCAGCATCGTTGCTACTGTTGCTGGCATAGGCCAACGTCATGTTAGACAATCTTACGTTTTGAGAAACTTTAGAATTGTACTGCATACCAATTTCGTAATGCACGCCAAATCCGTCTACAGTTCTAAACATGTTTTGTCCGGCGCTGTTCAATACCAGTGTGGTGATACCAGTACCTTCGCCAACCAGTGTTGCAAACGGAGGAAGGTCAATCACACCACTTATGATAAATTCGCCTGCAGGCAGTCCTAGTGATCGTATAGTTTCAGATCCAAAATCGTCATTGAGATAAAGACTGTCAATTGCACGTTGCAACAACACAGTAATATCACCATCAATTGGAGACTGTGTAAAATCGCCTAGACTCACAAAACTGTCAAGTTTTTTTGCAATAGTGGTAGTGGTGCTTGCAAATCCGCTTGAGATACCATCTCCAAACGGCAATTCTGCTCGATATCTGTAGGTGCTGGTGCTGGCCGCAGATCCTGTTAGTCCAACGCCCAACAAATCAAAGATGTTATCTAGGTCCTTGTCCGTTAGTATCCTGCTGTTTTCGTTGCTGCCAGCGCCTTCGGAAATACTTTTACCAATGTAAAGATGTTGAGTGTCTTGTGCCCAGCCAAATTCTCCAGGATCCAGTTGTGGAACTCCTGTTACACCTTCTTGACCTCTACGTACTTGTATTTTTGCAATTTCTATCACAGCCATAAGAATATCCTTGTATGGGATATTTATCTTACTGTGTAAGCAATTGCTTCATGCCTTGCATGCCTGTGGTGTAATATTCTTCAACTTTTTTAAGCCACATGTCTTCGTACTGGTTGAAGTTGTCTTTGTTTAGATCAAACTGTTGATATTGCAGATCTCTACTGCACATGAAAATAACACCCCTGCGAATGTCAGTTTTATAAACTTCATTATGTGCTAGGATATAGGCCACCAACTGCACATAATAGTCTTCTACCCATTCTGCTTTCTTGGGCTTGTTGGTTTGTTTGTGATCCATCACTGCTGGTTCACCGTCATACACACCCACTAAGTCAGTGGTACCTGAATACAGTCCAGGAAAGTATAGACTCTGTTCCATTGCCCAAACTTCATTAACTTTGCTCAAACCATTTTCAATAATGACATTGGCCATTTTGTTGGCTTGCACATGCACAGGGTTGTTGCCTGGTTGACGCTGTTCCCCAATAAGAAAACGTTCTAGGTTGGAGTGCATGGCAGTACCTACACCTGCGGCTTCTTTGGTAATTTGTGCAGCGTTGGCTTCACCTACTCGTTTGCGCCATTCGATCAAATGTGTTTGATCTTTGGTAGCACTGAGGATAGTGGTAACGCTAGGAAGTTTCTCACCGTCGGGAGTTTGGTATACACGTTTCCTGGTTACAGGATCGTTTATTTGCTGACAGTTTTTGTATTGGAATCGTTCAATGAACGGAGGAGGAGTATAAGTTTGCATTACTATAATTATAGCATAACAAACTTATAAGGTCAAATCTTTGGAGATAAATTTTTGGAATTACTTGCGGCCATAGCATCAACACTAGGTCCTGTGGCTTTGCCAGGAGTAGTTGCTTGATCGTTTGCTGATTGTACTTGAGTGTTCAATGTGACATTGCCCTTTTCGTCAATGTCCTTGATCACATCTCCACTAGGATCTACAGAATTTTTCAACGCTATCAGGCCATCCGGTGTACTGATACCCAATCCAAATGGTCTCAACATGTTCATGACCACTGGAAAAGGAATCTGGCTAGCCTTTTGATTTTTATTTGCCAGACCCTGCATGACTGCTAGAACATCTCTAGCAGATCCAAGGTCTACTTCAAATAATCTCATTTTGCTAGTTTGGCCATAATGCTATGGCTTTCGGCTAACTTACGAGCACGGCGTTGTTCACGGCTTTCACGCATTGCACGACCTGATGCTTCTGCACCGCCTGCTGCTGCATCGCTGGCAGCAAATTCATCACCACCTGCATTCATAGCATCTGGTCCTGCTGCATCCATGCCTGGCTCTGGAGGCATAGCACCTGCCATTGGATCCATGCCCATTGGTGCTTCTGGGGCTGCTTCGCCTGCCAACACTGCAACTGCGCCGCTTACTGCTTCACGCTGTTGTGTCAACACTTCTAGTGTTGCGCTCAGTGCCGGGCCAACGGATGCCTTGAATGCTTCTGCTTCTTGTGCTCCAAAATCTGCCTTGATAGCATCAGCCAATTCAATCATTGTCTTGGTCTGATATTGACCAACACGTTGCATCCAACTTGTGAAGTCGTTGACCATGTCACCTGCGGCTGTGATAGCTTTGGCTTTGCCTTCTTCATCTTCGTTGATCAAAAATGCTAGACTTTCATTCACAAAGCGAACATTGTGTTTGAATAGACTTTCTTTAACGTTCTTTTTATTGCCAAATGGATTTTTCTTTTTATCAGCAACTGCCTTTTTCATTGGCTCTTTTTTGTTGCCGTCTTTGTCCATGTCTAAGAAGTCTGGCTTCTTGCCTTCCATTGTAGCACATTCTTGGCAGTCGCAGCTCTTAGGATGCTTCATACCTTCTTTGACTTTGCTAGATTTCTTGTCACTGTCCGGAGTCTTAGGAGCATCTTTGCCACCATAGTTCTTACCTGCGGTATGCTTTAGGCCTGTGGCAGTCTTAGTGATCTCGCCACCTGTACTAGACTTCTTCTTCTCGCCTGCTTTCATACTGGCTGTGCCAGCGGCTGCTTTCTTAGCATCGTCAACGGTTGGGAAACCTTCTTTGACTTTCTTATCAGCAACAGCCTTTTTCATAGGCTCTTTCTTATCACCATCTTTGTCCATGTCAAGGAAATCAGGCTTGCTGCCTTTTGCAGTAATTTTTGTTTTTGGTGGGCGTGTGCCTTTCTTGGCCTCGCTTAGTTGATCCATACGATCACGTAGTTTTTGCATTTGTTCGCCTAGCATTTCTTTAATCCTTGTGTTGAGCAATTCTAACATTGCTTTGTCTTTTTGGTATGACTCTTTTTTCAATAGTTCATTGAACTTTGATGCACCTTCATGTTGAAAAATACGAGTGCGCAACTTGTTACGCATATCTTCCAATTGCTCTCTGTTGTATTTTTCTAGATCAACGCCGACACCAAACTGCTTGGTAAGGTTTTCCTGTAGTTTAGAACTAGTGATGTTGGTAGTAAAAATTGTGGATTGCATGTAAGGTTCCAAAGTGATTAAAACTATTTATACAAGTCTGATCAGTTTCTGATAACTTTGAATCAGGTCCTGTTTGTAATTTTCTTTCTTGGCACGAGCAATTAGACATTTTGTCATCATTAGATCAAAGTATTCTAGAGACTTTTTGTTGCTGCGTTCAACTGCTTGTTTGTGCAACAGTTCGTCAAACAATGCATAACCGTATCGCTGATCTGTTTCGATCAATTTGTCGTCTTTGAATTTTCCTAATGCAAAATTATTTGCAATTATTACAGCAGTTTGTGGCAAGTTGATACCAGATACTATTTCTTCATTGTGCTTGTCCAACACATTGTAATATCCATCTTTTTTGATGATCTTGAAAACTCCAATACTGACAGATCCGTCAGCATTTTCTGCAGGAATTACTATACCTTTGTTTTTTAGATTCTGTTTAACATTGTCAGAAAGTTTGACTATTTTGTTAAAGATATCACTTGGCATGTTTTTCATTAATTTTCTTTGATAAGGTAACATGATCTTTGCTCACATCATAAATGCCCTTGCGCACAAGATTTTGTGCCAACCAGCTGTCGCGTTCATCAAGGCTAGTCAACTTGACAGAATCGTGTTTGTTTATAAAGCACTGTTCTTCGTTGTTGACAGGAATAGAAACTCCAGAGACCAATTGATGTATTTTCATGGAGTTGTGGCCTGCATCTGTTGTTGCATCTGTTGTTGTTTCTGTTTGAGACCCACAATCTGTGCAGCAATTTTGTCTAAATCTGTTATGGCTGTTTTAGATTGCTGTTGCATTTGTTGCATCTGTTGCGTCTGTGCTGGATCAGCAACTGGAGTAGGTGGAGTTGTTGCAGGAGCAGCAGGCGGTGTGGCAGTTGGTGGTGTCGGTGCTGTGGGATTTTGATTGCCCAGTGTTGGAGCAGCAGGATTGCCAGTGGTAGGCTGAGTTGGTGGCAAAGGTTTGCCCTGACCCGGTGGAACCGGGGCAATGGTCTGTTCTGAAACAAGTTCTATTATACGCATGATTATACGCCTAGAAATTTTAGTAGTGAAGCAGCACTGGGATTACCGATCCATCCTGCGCCTGCGACAAAGGCCATGCCCATCACAGCATAGGTGGTGTATCTTGTTTTGATTTTTTCTAATTCTGAGATCTTTTTGGCCAATTGACTGTGTTGTTCACAACTTGCACTGTACATTTCATCCAATTTGGACAGTACTCCGTCACGAGTCTTATCCAAACAATCGTGCATGTCTTTGACATCAGTTTTGATGTCGTCCAATTTTTCATTTAAATTTTCAACTTTGGTTTCTACTACACCAAGTCTTTCTACTGTTGTGGCCATCGAGGCTTCTCCTTATTGTATGCTGTCCGTCGTACTGTCAGATGGTGCCTTTGTGAGCCTTGATGATTGTGTTTTTAGTAGATATATTTTTGCAATCAAAGATTGCTGTGTCTATATTTACCGTTTCGGATAAATTTTTAATCACTGGTACCGAATCAACATCATCAATTAGGCTACCAATAACATTTCCATCTTCGCTGGTGTAAACTCCTGTTCGATCTGGAATAAATTTAAAAGTCCATACTGTGTGTGATCCTTGATATTTTTCTCCAAACCCTAATCCTTTGAGATTCTTTGTTTCCGCAATAGGAGGATTATCAAACGACACAATGCTGCGAATTTCCACACACTGTCTCAGTGTGACAAAATTTCTGTTTTGATCATACGCCAACGCACTGCCTTGATTGGGTCTGTTGACCCGGGTGTTGGTGATATCAACCAGTGTTTGAATCTCAATTATTTCCATAAAGTACCTATATAATATATTTATGGTCAAAAGAAAAGGGACATAAAAATGTCCCTAGTCTTAAATCTTGCGAAAGATTATAGTGCAAACAATGCTACTGTAGCACCAGTCAAGTCCTTGCTGTCAGAACCTGCTGTAGCACCTAGAGCAACAATAGCTGCTTGTAGTGCTAATGCTGTAGTTGCATAATCGGTTGGCTCGCCTTTACCTAGGCCGCTTGGGCTTAGGCTGTCGGTACCTGTGTCTTCGATAGCAATACGTAGACCTTGACCTGTACCGCCTGTGGCGTTTAGTGTACCGATCATTGCGATTGTAGCGAAGTTGGAGCAAGCCTGAACTGCTTGTTCAAATGCGCCATTGACAACACCAACGCTGGCTGTTAAGTCGACACCAAAATCAATTTGGAAGATAGTTAGCGTGCTTGGACGCTGACTTGGGGCGGCAACTGTGCCGTGAACTCGTGTAATACCTGCTGACATAATATTTCTCCTTATCGTATATGTCCACTCCGCTCCGGAGTGTTTTTGTAATAATATTTAGTCGATTTGGAAAAAATATGCTCAAATGGCCTATTAATTGTCGTCTTTGAGATCGCCTTCAATTACAGTCAATCTACTAGAAAGATCCTTGTTGTCACGCAACTTGCGTATGCTGCGTACAAATTTGCTGGAATCACTGCCCTTGATGCTGTTGATCAGTCTGCGTTCTAGTTCATAAGCATCTTCAGGACTGTAATTTTCTTTAATCAGCCTGAGCAAATTGATAGCACTGTCAATAACATGCGTGGCTCTGGTTTCAATTATTGCCTCACTGTGTTTCTTTTCGGTGATTGAATTTAGTTCTTCCAAAAGACTGCGAGTTGCTCGTTTCAAGATAGTATCCTTTTTGTTATTTAGCGATGGTTTAGTATAACAAATATTTTGCAAAAGTAAAAGTTAGTGTTTGCTCACTAAAGAAAAGTCTTTTGTTGCAGTGCAAGGTAGTGTATACTAAATACTCAGTAGAAACACTAATAACGTTTCTACTGATTTACACACAGGAAAAAAATATGAAATATATATCAAACAAAATGTTGTCTATCCTGGAACGCTTGGCAGAGATGTTTCCAGGTAGCAGTTATCAAAGCCGCTTGGATGCATATCTAAGCACCAAAGGCATTACCGATGCCGCACAGTTGGAAAACTACATCCGACAATTCAATTCTCAAAAGGAAACTTATCTATGAAAAACTTTTTAAACGCATTATACGAAATCGGCCTTAGCATTGGTCAGGCTCGTGCCGCAGCCGCTATGGCTCGTGCTGGCATGTATGCTGAAGCTAAAGAGCTAATGGTTAGCAAGTAATATTGTATTTCGTCAGATCGCTTTACACAGCGTGACAAGATCTATATAATAAATACTTAGACAGTAGAAATACTGTTTATACAAACATACACACAAGGAGAAAAATATGTTTTCAATGTTCGCACCATATCTTACGCTCGACGCACACATCGAAGCGTTTCAAACTACCAAGCGCGGTTTGACAGACAAGGTCATTACTGACCCAACACTCAACAAAGCAGCACACCAATACATCGATGCTCAAACAGCATTTGCTAAAATGTTGGCCAAGAACTTTACTGATCTTGCCAAATATTCTGTAGACTCTTACGCCAGTAAGGTGTTTCCACAGACCACAGCAGTCAAGGCTGAGACTGCACAGGCTAAAAAAGCCACTGCCTAAGACATACACACAAAGGAGAACCATATGTCAGATTTTACCCCAAAACTACCCGAAGTTAAATTCAATAAGAACGGATATGAAATCCGCACAGACATTCTTGGCATGGCCAAAAGCCTAGTACAAGACGACTTCCATGCCAAATTTCAAGGCTGGGAAATGACTGCTACTCGTGATGAGAAGACTGGTCAAATCGTTAGTAAAGTTGAAATGCCACAATTTCCAGGACTAGAGAAAGTGTTGGAAACAGCAGAGAAAATGTATGCATTTGTCAATGCTGGCACTAAGAAATAAATATTAAGATATTAAAAAATTATTAGTGGCGTAGCCTAAAAATATATTATAGTAGAAATAGAAAAGCCCCTTAATTGGGGCTTTTCTTATGGTAATTTACTTGTGTTAGTTAAACGCTACCCAAGCACTGCCATTGTATCCAAAGAATGTAGTTCCTGCCAATACCATCATTCCTGCTACAGGAGTTGGAATAGCTGTATCTCTAGCAGCAGTATCAGCATAACTTCTTGTTTGGATGAAACCAGTTGATGCAACAATTCCTCCGGCAACGGTCAAAGTATTTGCTACTCTAACACCACCAGATGCACTTATAATCCATCGTCCTGTACCGTCGTTTGATGAAACAATAGACAAGGTCGATGTAGTTGCATTTTGCTCACTATTATTATCGTAACCAAACATTCCAACCTTGTCGCCGCCGACAAAGAATCCACTAGCAGCACGTTGATTTGCATCAACATTACCTATAAACATGGTATCACCAGTTTGTAATGGAGGTTGGCCAACAGCAATTTTTAATGCATTCAGTGCATTGCCTTCTACACAGGCAATAACACTGTGACTACTAGTAGTTGTTGCCCAATCTCCTTCCATCCATATGTGCGGAGTTAGAACAGGGGCATCTGTTGTCAATTTACCAACAACTCCTATTTTTGCGTAGGCCAGCGAGTCGGCGCTGTCAACAGTACCGCTACCATTAATATCAAAGTTTCGAGTTAAATTTCCCTTTGATGTTTTTATTGTGTTAGCAAAGGTTGCACTACCAGAGGCAAGTGTCAACACAGTTTTTTCTGTTGCACCACTTCTTGTTGTAAACACCAATTTGGAATTTAAACTGCCTGCAGATACTGATCCAGTATCAACTTGTGCAGTAATATTGGCTGCGTTTACTGTGTTTCCAGCAGCGGTATTGGCTCTAAACTGTAATTTTCCAATTACATCATTGACCTGAACAGGTGATTGAGAAAAGTATGTGCCTCGTGAACGAGTAAGGGTAATAGATGTGGTGTCAGCAGTAGCATGATGCTGATTCAAAAACATCATGCTGGTGTTGCTGCTTCTAATGGCTTGAATACTGCCACCGTTGAGTTGTAGTGTTGTGGCGCTTGGTGTCCACGTCAAAGGTATTATTGCAGTTAAATCTGTACCTGTGGTTGCATAGTAAGGTAATGTGAACCTTGCTCCGCTAAAAATTGTGTTTGCCATTTGTTAGATCTCCTTGTTACTAACTGTTGTTCAAACTATTTATTAAAATAACTCAAGTTCGTTGTTCTATCACTGTCCAATCGATGATTTTCCAGATATTGTCCAGGTATTTGGACTTGTTGCTTTGATAGTCCAGGGCCCAAGCATGTTCCCACCAGTCCACCAGCAGCACAATATCCTGCCGAATCTCGTGATTCACAATGGTTTTGATTTTGCCGTCACGAGCCAAATACACCCAACCACTGCCTTGTATGGTCATGGCAATTTTTGAAAACTTTGTTTTGAAATCATCAAAGTTTTTGTAATGCTGCTGTATAAAATTCAAACAAGCCGTGTTGGGCGTGTTGTTGTTTTTGGGTTCAATAAACTGACTGAAATATCGTGCGTGTAAAAAGGCACCAGCTTCGTTGAAATCCATGTCACCTTCGCCATCGTTGTACCTTTCCACATACCCTTTGTACAATTCGCCGTAGTGATATTCCAACGTTTGTTTGCTTTTGACTGGATCAAGATCGTTCAAAGAGTAAGGCAACTTTATACGTTCTAGTTTTTTTGGAATCTTGCCTTCCACAATGGTTTTGATAAAATTGTACATCTTACTGACAGTTGATTGTGTTGACCATTCAACAGTTCCATTTGCGCAAAGCCAGGGCCTTGCGAGTTGGTTTGCCGTTGGGCTTTTTCATAGGACCTTTGACACCTCCCATTCTGGCACAGAAACTTTTACGGCGCTTGGCTGCTTTGCTGCCTGGCTTTAGTTTTGAAGGCTTAGTAGTAACTGCTGTTTGCAGTTTTGAACCTGGATTTTCTCTACGGTAACTGGCCACACCCTTGGCATTGAGCCCTCCGCTTTTGCTTTTGCCAGCACTACGGCGCCACGCAGCAGTTTCTAACAATTCGTCATCGTTGACACTGTCAAAGTCTTCCCAGATAACATCTGGATCAACTCCATGTTCTTCTGCCAGTTGTTCAACCAAATCTTCAATAAGATCAAACTGTTCATCCAGAGTCAATTCTTCTTTGATTTTTTCGCAATCATTTACACGCTTGCCTTTATTCTTACCAGTTCCAGGTTGTGTGCCAGTTTTTCTATGTCCAGGCCAACATTTCTTTGGACCTGCTACGCCTTCGATGATAAATTCTTTTGCTTTCATTTCTTTTTAGCCCTTCCTGCTTTCATATTAGCCATCCAATGTGCCAGTTGGCCTTTGCGGCCGCCTTGTTTGGCAACTTTGCGTAATGTACTCACACTGGCTTTGGTTGGAACACCATGTCGCTTGCTGTCGCCTTTGTCCTGTGGGTTCCGCCCGTCGGCAAAGTTTTCCTCTACACCGCCGCCTGCATCTCCACCGTTGCCGCTGTAGCCTGCATCAAACCCGTACCAACCGTAAGGTCCCGGATCGTAGGCTGCACTTTTAACTTTTTTACGTTTACGTTTGCGTTCTTCGATGGAATCTGTGCTTTCGTTTTTGTTACGACCTTGGCAATGAGCACGTTGACTGAATCCTTTGGGATTGCTGCAATTTATACTGCTTTTGTATTTTTTGGTCCAGGATTCGCTGATCACTGGTCTGTCGCTTAGATATTCTGGATACTGTTTGTTGAAGTGACGCATCACTATACCAGCCATGGCGTGGGCTTCATTTTCTTCTGCACTGCCTGTTGTGCCGCTTTCGTCATCCAGTTGGTGTTCTGTATCTTGTTTGTAATGCTGTAGTTCGTGTGCCACAGTTCTCAAGATATCGTTGGGATGACGATTTACCAGTGCAACATACAGCACATTTTCACCAGTCACATACATGCCAAATGTGGGTTGCCCTGTGGATTCTATTTTCTTTTCAAAAACTATCTTGGGCAAACTATCCAATTTGAGATATTGCATAGCAAGTGGTAAGAATTTGGAGAACATTTCTACAAATCTTTCTTTGCTTCCATTGGTGCTTTCGGTAATAAACTGTTTTGCTCGCATGACATATTTAGTTCCGCTTACTTTATACGGAGTCAAGTACGCCTGACAGTTCAATTGCGCGGACGCCTGGGCCTAAGCCCCCGTGACGACAACGGTCCCTAAGGTGAGAAGGGCAAGTCTCCGCTTTCCTTCTTTTGAGGAAGTAGAGACAAATTTTTGTTGTTCAGTTGGGATAGTTTTATCAAATAATTTATATTCTGTACTTGGTATTTTTATAACCTTTCCGTTTAGATCAACTACTGGAACCATTCTAAGGTGGGTTCTCATCATCTGGATATGGTATTCCTGCCATACCCAAACCAAATCTAGCCAATGCCTCAAACAGGGCTGTAAGGATTTCTTGGACGGTCATAACCATCATCTTCTGGGTAGACTGGATAGTTGTTTGGGTTCATTAATTGCACCAGCTTTGTTTAGCTTCGCCGTAGTATTCACGGGCAAAACCGTTGGCAATTAAGGCGGCACGTAGACTCTGTCCGTTAATTAAAAGATCGCCCAGCACACGACCACCGAACTTGTCCCAGCCATACATTGTAACTTGAAACTTGCCGCCCTGAGCTGCTGCCTGTGCAATGGCATTTTTAGTAAACGCACTTGCTGCCTCTCCGCGTTGTGCTTCACTTGGGCACTGGGCGCGGAATCCTTTTTCAGGAGTGTCTACACCAAACACACGAATAGCCAACTCTGGCTTTAATGGTTTAGGTAGGAACGGTGCTGCAATAACAACAGTGTCGCCATCAGTAATACGCAGAATCTGTGCGTCATACGTAGCACCTTGTGGTGTCTTTTGTGCCAAGGCAGGTAATGCCGCGGCAGCAATTAATAGGGTTAATAATAGTTTTTTCATAATGTATGTATTTATATTAGTTGTGTTCTTGCCAGTTTACAATGCCCACAGCATCATCGTTGTTGGTAGTGGCTATTGCCGCCAAACACCAAATATCTGATACACCTGCTATAGTTCTACCCAACTGTTGACTAAAGTCTATTTCATTGCTTGTAACTTGAGCAGATCCACCCTTGTTAGATCCTACAAATACACCTTGTGTTATTACTTTACCGCCAGATAATGCAGTAGCAGATATATCGTATTCTACTGTGCTGTCTGTGTCAGCACTGGTCCAGTCAGCATTGGTCAGTGTGGGGTTTAATATTACTCTGTAAGAAAACGCTGCCAGTTGTAGTCCATATACATCAAATGCTGTAGGAATCACAATAGAGTCTAGGGCTGTTGACTTCATACGCAAACAGACTAATGGTCTCCAAGCAGTGTCACTAAGATTTTTACCAGTTAGTGCTGTTCCTATAGCACGGGTAAAACTGCGATTACTATGCCCGCCTTCTGACATAACTGTACTACAGATTGCTCGCATTGCGGCTGCGGGTCCAGTGCTGATCAATTCATATCGTAGGGGTAACGTAGCACTGGTCATATAGACCTTGTTTAATATGTTGGCATGGTGAAAACTGTGACAAACAATGAACTGTCCATTAACAACAAATCCACAACGTACTGTTCCCACACCCAACCATTCTATATCTGTCCAGAAGATTTGTGCTTTGGTTACATCTAATGTTATTCCGCTGGCGCCAGTTCCATCTAATTTATCACCATTCCACAAACTTTGGGGGAATTTTTCCGTAGTGTCATCTACTGAACCAGAAGTGTATTTTCTAATAACTAGATTTTTTGTGGTGTCTGCTACTTCAAAGTAGATGCCGTTCTGTGCTCCGAAATAGCCTGCTCGTTGTGTAACGCCAGCGGTAGGAGTGTTCATAACAAAGGTCAGCAGAACCAATAGACTCTTACCAGGCTGGTAGGAAAATACCTGTTTAGTCTGACGAATGGCCGATCCTGCTCCTGTAGCGTTCATCAGTATGGAACTTTCGTTAGGTAAGAAAGAGGAAGTGACAGAGCCTGTGTCCGCTTGGTCCCACTTGTATGTATTGTCAAAGTAACGCAGACCACCATCGAACAGTGTATATGGATTACTTACACGCAGTCTACCAAACGCATCAGTGGCCGCTGCCCCTAAAGTTACAGCACTGGTGCCAGTTAGGGTAGCATTTACATTACCACTAACGGGTATTGGATTACCTACATCGTTTTTAATCTCCACTTCTGGCAGGCTTGAGATAGCAACTGTGCCAGTTATGTTCCACGGTGTTGTACCTTGGTACACAGTGGATGTGGTGGGGAAATTAGTTACGGCAATGCTGGTATTGCTTATTGTTAGTGTATTGCTTACAAATACAGTAGATGTAAAATTACTAACACTAACTGTACCAGTAATAACAGGCAAACTACTTACTGCTACTGTTCCGCTGACTGCTGGCATCGAATTTACATTTACAGTTGATGTAAAATTACTTACCGTAACTGTTCCAGTAATAGCAGGTAGGCTTGCTATGTTTACCGTTGATGTAAAGTTACTGACTACAACTTGTCCGTTGGTTCCTATGCTAACAGTCCAGGTACCCTCTTGACGAACACTAATGCTTTCTAATGCGGCCAGTGTTGAACTGCTTAAACTTACAGTGTCAACAATGACATCACCTTCGAGATTGATGCCATCAACGTGTACACGAGCCACGGGTTGCCCCTGGCTGTTGTACTGCATAGTCTTATGAATATTTAGAAGATTGCTCTCCTGTGGATGTTCATAGGCTGTGCTGTTCTGATAGCGATCTACTGACATATTAAATCCAAGGACGACCGTAAACTAAGCCACCCACGTTAGGATTGTCTACAACTAAGTTCGTATTGTTGCTCGAAGTAGAATATACTGTAGGTAGTTGGGTAATGTCTAATGTGTCTCTAGGATTGCCATCAGCTGATCTATCTGCGGCAGCAAGAGCAAGTTTTGCAGCCTGCCTTTCTGCTTTTGTAGGTAAATGGGCAATTCCGTTCAGTGACATTATTTTGCTCCATAGTTTGGATAAAGGCTAGGAGCATTTGTTCTAATATCTGACGGACTACCTGCGCCTAATGTGCCTAGACCTACTGCGGTAGTGACACTTTCAATGCCTTGCACATGTTCGTCTGGGCTATTGTCGTAAATGCTAGCAGATTTTACTTCTACAGGTTCTGCAGAAAGTTGTGCAAATAGTTGTGCAAAAGCACCGCCGATTGGATCTGCTTGTTTGGGTTCTTCTTGGGCACATTCAACTTGATCAATAAGATCCAGCACGCCACGAATAATTTCAGTTGCTCTCATAATGTTATATTTACCGTTTAAAGTTGAACGCTATACTAATCCTAACCTGCTCACTGGTATTAGGTAGTACTCTATGTTCTAAACTACCAGGAAATACTAGCAAATCGCCCGCTTGAGGAGTTTCAGTCCAATATGCTCCGCCCTGCCTAAACTCTATAAGACCTCCGGGTACTTGTACATACAGTACACCAACCTTGTGCCAACGATCGTGAGCGTGCCAACCGGTGCGTTCTCCTTGCGTATTGACATTAAACCACCAAGAATCTATTGTACCTTCCTGTGCTTCCACAGCCTTATAAGTTGACTCAAACCACGAAAAAGGCTGGTCAGTGTAGGGCCTACTCTGCCAGCCTCTTGTGCCTCTATCTCTAGGATCTAGTTCACGCTGATGTTGGATGTGTCCAGCAAGATCTCTAGGTAGGTCTATCATCACGGAGCATCTATTGCCCAGTACGCACTAGCACCATAGTTGAGATAACTAGAGCCATCAAAGTATAAACTGCCGCCCACTGATGGCGGTGTGAATGTCCAGGTATAGATACCAGGGGCTGGAGTAAAGTTTACACCAATTATAATGTAGTTGCCTTGGTCAACGGCATCACTGGTCACTGTGCCTGTTTGACCGGCACCGTCGCTGACTGTCCATCCTGTCTTGACATTTATTAGATCACTGTTGTAGTAGGATCCATTGAAGTCGATAGTACCGGGGCCTTGAGTATTGCTCATTTGTGTGTAAGGGGATGCCGCAGTAAATGGAGTGTCACTGCTCCAAGTCACTGATCCTGTTTCTGATGCTATTGCTGTTTCGGCAATATTATAAAATTGACTATTTTCATTTAATGCGGGCAGTAGGAATACTGAACCTGTGGCGAGTTGTAAAGGTGTTGTTGGTACTGTGAAGGTGTTAGGATCAGTATATTTGGCCACACCCCTCATAATGTGTAGATTGGTGATGTAGCCTTTGAAAGTGCCCGCACCCAATTCACCTGTGCCCACATATAATGGTACATTGGTTCCAGTTATTAGTTCGGTGCTGGTAATACCTTGAGGAGGAGTGTACAATGTGCCATTGATATAGCCTCGGATCACACCGCTACTACGCACATAGGCTATGTGACGCCACCCTGCTCCAATGTGACTCTGTGCGGTGTTGTTGACAGAACTGTTATTGACCCAGAAGTAGTCACTAAGACCATTCTCATAACTTATAGCCAACTGTTGTGTGGGATATAAACCCATAGACCAGGGACGAGGATTGTTGTTGTTGTTTTCAACCTTCTGCCACCATTCAATGGTAAAGTCTGCTGGACCCGGCCCGCCGCCTCCGCCACCACCTCCGCCGCCACCGGCGGAGCCTGCTGTCATTAATATCTGTGATATAGGCATGGTGTCTCCTTAGTCTACTTGGACATTGCCAGAAATCATCCAAGACTCAATGCCGATCTTTAGCAGGGTAGCAACACCGTATGGTGCTAGGTCGAAATAACTATAGAACCCATCACCAGCCAACATTACTTCAATACTACCGCCTTCTTTACTGATGTTGATAGTATTGCTGCCTCTGTTAACAATGGTAATCACAGTGCCTATAGGAAACGGAACACGAGCGTTGTAAGGGATTACAATATCGTCATCGGATCTGTCGCATAGGATGTGATGTCCGCGGTCTTTCATACTCAATGTATAACGGTGTCCAGTGTAAATGCGTTGCGGGATATCTGTAGCACTGGTGCTCTGCTTTGATCCATCGGCAAACACGATACTGCCACCATCTGTATCACGAACGGGTTCAACAGTCAACCCTGGGTAGTAACTGTCGACATAGAAATCACCTGTGCCCACTGTGACAGTGGTTCCAGTGTTAATGTAGGGATGATTGCTGTCGGCCAACGGACCGGCATAGTTGTTTTCGGATTCTAGATCAAGTTCCCCAACAGTAAAGTTTTCGTCTTCAATACCAGTGTCCATCCAGTTACTGGTTTCGTTATTGACATCAACATAACTGAATGAACCATGTTCGCCTGTGCCCGAACCGTCTAGAGGTAGTCTAACTGCTAATCCTGATTCATAGTTGTCAGTGTCAAAATACGCACCAATATAGAAACTGTGAGCATCTGTAGTCAATCCACGAGGTGTAGCAAGGTAAGTGTCGTCACCGGTAGTGGCCGTTAACCAACGCTTGTAAACAACTTCGCCATTTGGGCTGAATCTGATTATTTTAATACCATCATCGTCAGCGAAATTGTAGTAGTCTTCGGCGATTACTATTAGATCACCGTCGGCTGTGCGAGCAATACAGTTGTCATCATCGCTTGCGGTTATACGCTGCCATTTGATATTACCACTGGCGTCTAGTTTAGTAACTACTGTGTCGCCGTCGTCAGTACTAAAGTGTGCGACATAGATGTCTGTACCGATGGTTACTACACTTCTAGCATAGCAATCGTCGTTGGTTTCGTTGAGTTGACGAGTCCACAGTAGCGTACCTTCGCTGTTAAACTTATAGACTACAGCAAGATCTCGGATAGTAGTAGTACTGGTCGATACGGTTCCAGCAGCCATACCCACGGCAATGATGTTGTTGCCGGTATCTAATGCTACAGAACCGATTCTATCTGAGTAGTCGACCACTGTACCAAAAGTACGCTGCCATGAAGGAGTAATCAACACAGATTCTTCGCTCAATGGATAGGTAATACTCCAGGTACCTGTGCCAGCAAAATCAACCTGTGTAGTTGTTTGAAACTTCCAAGTTGTTGATTGGCTGGTACCCGAGAATTCGTTAACAGATCCAACTGTACCACCTGACGCATATACTCTCACCGTTAGATCGTTAGCAGGCGTTGTTCCGCCTAGGCTTGTTCCTGCGATAACAATGATATCATTTTCTACATAGTTAGAACCTTGGTTAGTGATATTGTAGTAGTTGTGGTCAGTGTAAAGGTTACTGTATCTTGAACTTTCAAATGTAAGTTCAAATCCAGAACCTACATTGTAGTTAGTACCTGTTACCGCAGTAGCAGTAGCACCAAAAGTTCCTGCGGCTGTTCCGCTGTTAGTTACAAGAGTAATAACACCCGCATCCGCAGTAGCCACTGTGAGGATGATGTCGTTGTCTGGTGTTGCTCCAGTACCGTAAGTACCATCGCTCACAGTAATACTGTCAAGGTTAGTACCGCTAGTTCCAAAGAAAGTAAGATCACCAACCTCATACAGTGTGCTGCCTTCAAATTCTCCAGCAGTGGCAACCACATTAGTTGATGTAGTCATACCACCGACCGTAAGTGTAAGCGTTGTTCCTGTGGTTATTAATGATGTAATACTTGTAAGTGTGGAGTTAACGCCTACATACCAAGGAGCAAAAATACCGCCGGTACCAGCAAAAGCCACCTGTCCAACTGTGTACTCAGCACCCGCAGTAAATGTACTAGTATTCTCAGCACCAGTTAAACTTGTACCTAAAATCTTGATCTTGTGTCCTGGTAGATAGTTAGTACCGCCATTAACAACACTAGCACTATAAGTTCCATTGCCGTTGTTAATGATGTCAAATGTGGCACCACTACCTTCTTGTGTAGTACCAGTTAGACCTGTGTAGCGTTCAATGTTAGCAATACTTTCAAATACGCTAAATCCTGTACCGCCAATCTGCCAACTGGTACTTGGCTCACCATCAACGGCATTTCTCAATACAAGGATTGTACCTGTGGTACTGCCAGATTGTGGAACTACCTCAAGTTCATCGGCAAACTCACCTTGTTTTTCTCCTGCCAACACATAAGTTCCAGTACTGGTCCAAGCCATGTCATGTAGCGTAACATCAGCGGTAGAGTCGCTAAACTTTTCGTGATCTAAAATACGACCAGTGTCCTGATCCATAGTGACTAAAATACTATAGTCGTATTCGCCATACATTTCAGCCAAGACCATGATATTACCGGTGGTAGGATGTACGCTAACGGCCCAAGCCCATCCATCGTCACCGCTATCTTCTTCAATGGTAACACCCCACAGTCTGTCACCTTCTGGCGAAATCTTCATTACAAATGGTTGATCTTGATCACTGTCTTGACCAGCAAGATACAGGTTACCAAACGAGTCCACTGCGGTAGCACGAGCCATGATGTCGTCGTCATCGTTGTAGGTCTTGCCCACAGCCATGAAGTAGCCTACCTGCGACTGTGTTAACTTAATGTCGCCGTCGTTGGGCACAGTCAATGTGCCATCAGCACCAAACTTATACTGATAAGACTCGCTGTTGACAATACGGTTAGACACACGAGCGTCGGTGTCTGCTGTTAGTTCAGCGTCTTCTGCTAGAATTGTTTCAGAGTAGTCGGCAATGACCAAAGGACTGTTAGATGCTTCGTGTGTAACAAAGCGTCCAGGAATACGGCTTTCGGTAAATGATAGATCACCTATGGTCAGTTCTGTTCCATCGGTGGGCAACTGTACTACAAAATAATCTGCTTCTCGATCTGCTGAACCGCCATAGGCTGTTGGACCACTATTTGTACTACGGCCATAACCGCTGACCGCAAACTTGTCACCAAATACTGCCACAGCCCGGCCATCGCCATTGGCAACTCCGTCAAAGTCCTCTTCGTCTATCTCCTCTTCGTCTATCTGTGCTACATCAACATAGCGTTGCCAAACAACAGCACCTTGGGTGTTATATCGGACCACAACCATTTTTCTGCTGCCATAGGCTTCTTGTTCAAGTTCACTTTCTTGAGCAAGGTTTCCGGTAGCATTAACAACAAATGTCACAGAAGATAGATAAACATCGCCTGTGGCGGTGGCTGTTAGGCCTGCAACAATATTGTTGCAGGGTCCTGAAATCCTACGAGTCCACTGTACAACACCGCTGGAGTTTAGTTTTACTAGCACAGCCGCAGATCGATCGGTAGTTCCGCTGACACTATTGACCGTATCAACTAGGTATGTACCCACAGCGTAGACATTGCCCAATGCGTCACTGGCACAGTCACCGCCCGCCATATCATAACTATTATCAGTTTCTAGGCTCTTTGACCATACGCGATCTAGATCTTCATCTAGTTTTTCAATGAACATCTTGTTCTTGCCGTCATTAACATCATCATAATAATAACCAGTGACATAGACATTTTGATCACCGTCAACATCAATGCCTGTAACTGCTACTACCTGATCCTCTTCAGCAAGTGCCAGTTGTTTCTTGATTTGAACTGATCCATCTGTGCTACTGATCTCCATTACCAAAGCAAGATTTGGTGCTGGGATTTCTCCAGTTGATCCTGTAATCGCCAAGGCCATTGTACTAGAACTCTTTTCTTCCAAGTAGGCATCGTATGACCCGACTGGACCAATGTCGTAGTTTTTTTGCCACTGTATAGCACCTGCGGTGCTGAACTTGACCACTGCAACTACCGGTGCTTCTGCTCTTCCTAGAGTAATATAAGCACTGTCACTGCTGTCTACGGCTAGTGCTGTTGGATAAACATCAGTAAAGGACTTTTGCCAAGCAACTGCACCAGTGGCTGTGTATTTGGTAATGACTGCAACTGTAGTTCCTAGACCAGTCTCTGATTTAGTCAACGCATATAGATTGCCCTGGCTGTCATAACGCTGACCGCGTGGTTCAGTGTTATAATCTTCTCTACGCTGTGTAGCAATCCAATGCTCTGTGCTACCTGCTGTGATTACAACATTGCCTTGGTCGTCCAGGGTATCACTACCAGCATGTGGTAACAGTGCCCAGGCTGAGACGCCGTCACCGTACTTGATCTTGCCAGTATCTGATTCTAGTCCTGGTTCGCCAGCGGCCAAGATTGGATTTTCTGTTGTCCAGTTAGCCGCTGTATCTCTGCGTAGTTTGATTCTTGTTGTCATTTTATGCTCCGCCTCCACCAATGGTGTTATCTGTTAGTTCGTTGTAGACTGTAGTAGAGGAACCGCCCTCTGCTACTGAATATGCTTGTCCGTGTATCACGAGATGTGATGTGCTCCATCTGTTCCCAAGCCAGACATAAACTGCTGCGTTATTGGGAATGTATTCCTGCCCCAGTGTGGGGTTTGTGGGAAATGTTATTACTGTCATATCTGTATTTACCCTCTCAATGTAATACCGTTGCTGATAGTCTGTGCTGATCTAATAATTATTGACATACTTTTATTTTACCGTTTTAAGTAACAGGAGTTGTTCCATACAGAGGCCACCAAGATGTAACACCGGCACCAACAAGATAAATTAATTCTGCTGTTCCCTCAGGAGCAACAGTTACCGCAACGTCAATGGCTCCATCTACAGTTAATGTACAAAGACTGGAATTACTGACAATAACTAATCGTTGTCCCGCAGTCCCGGCAGGCAATAAAACAGTATGACCATCACTGCCACTATAACCAACAGCCGCTGTACAGAACAGTAAGTTGAATGTAACATTAGTAATCGTTAGCGTAGTATTAACACCATCAAACTCGTAGGTTTCTTGTCCTGTAACTACTGTTAACACTGAAGTACCAGAACTATTTTTAATGTCTCCACCATCAGGCAGTGTTAAACTACCATCTCCAGCGAAGGTCCACAACTGTGAAGTAGCACTGGTATCAACATTTGGTACTTTTATGTATATTTGATCATCTGCGGCCACTTTGACATACTTGTCATCGTTGCCCAGGAATATGCTGGTCTGTGCCATATTCTCACTGATCAAGTGTATGTGCCCGCTTTCACTGCCTTCGGTTGTACTGTCTGCTATATTAACACGCAGGTAATTGGATCCAGAGCCTGGAGCATAAGTCCCGTTAGTAATGATAGTAACAGTAAATGTTTCTTCACCTTCAACAATAGCATCGTCGGCTATCATTATCATGTTGGTATTGGTATAGATACCACCATCTTGTATCCAGTTAGCGGCCAAGAAGGTGCCTGTTAGCACAGCAGGTGTAAAGTCTGCGGCTGTAATACCTGTACCAGTGATTACATAGTCTACATCTCCCTGCAGATATTGGAGACCACCGTAGTCCAACAATGTTATAGCAATAACAGTTCCTTCTGTGCCAGTGCTAACTGAATCATTAGGATATGTCACTGGATCAAGTTCATATAAGTATTGCTGATAACCTTGATCGGTAGGGTAATCAGCAGTCATATACGAATTATATGTTGAACGCAGTACCAAACTGGTCGACTGTGCTGGACTGTTTGGAGTCAATACCAATGTACTTGTTGTATCTACAATGGTAGCACCGTTTGGTAATTCTAATTCACCATCTGGGCCAAAGAGCCATTGATTACCAGTTACTGATACTACAATGCCTCCGTCACTAGAGATGTTGAAACCTTGTGCCGCTTGTATTTGGCAGTTATTACCGCCAAACAGTATTGGAGCACCATCTGGTAGTGTTAAACTACCATCTGTGCCAAATACCCAGGTACTGGTTGTAAAAGTTTCATCATAAGTTCCAATAACTACTGTGCCACTGTGATCTACTTTAACATATTGCGTGTCATTGCCTAGATATAGATCAGTTGTGCCGCCGCCTGCTGTCAAGTGTACATGATCGCCATCCTGTTGTGTGGGATAAATCAACAATGCTTGAGTAGAACCAGATCCTGCAGGGTCAAGTCTAATGGCTCCCATGCCGTTGGAAATAATACCGCCCTCTGGTAAAGTCAACATACCAAGTGGACCAAATGTCCAATCGTCGTTGTCAGCACGGACTACAATTACTTTTGGCTCATTACCAGGATCATTAGTTGAAAATATTTTAGTATCAAAGTTATTACTACCAATTTCCCAATTGCCGTCACCGTTGATATCTAAATGAGCATTGTCAACATCAACCGCAAAGTCATAGGTTAGATCTAATGTGCTGACATAGTCAGTAGTAGGATCTGTATATTCAATGTGATTGCTAACACTAACGCCGCTACCAGTGACTTCAGCACCGTTGATCAACAATGTACCAGTGTTGCTGATAGTCAATGTATTGTCGTTGATGTTTAGTGTATCACCGTCTATGGCAATGTTGCCCAAGTATGTGTCCGGCGTTGGAACTACTGCGGGACTAGTATCAACCCATTGTCCATTGTAGGCAATGTAGGTACGGCCGTCTAAGGTGTTGTACCATTGTGTGCCTGTGGTTGTTACGGGTGCGGTGTCTGATACTGTTACTGTACCAATATTCACAGCACCTTGTATGGTTAGGTTACCCGAGGTGTTGACTGTGATAATAGGATTGCCATCAACTGTGACATAGTTGTCTCGGTTAACTCCCAGTGCTACACCACCGATAAAGATTGTGCCTGTGCCTACATAGATACTGCGCCATTGACTTGATGTAGATCCTAGGTCATAGGTTAGGTCAGTGTCGGGTAGTATATGTCCAGGAGCAGTTAATGTACCATCTACACCAAATTCCCAAGTGTGTTCAGAGAGTGTTGTTGCTGTTGTTGCTGTATTAACAAAGCCTGTTACTATTTGAACAGTACCAGTGTTTGACGCAATTGGACTGTTAACTATCACTGCCGCAACTAGTGTTTGTGTGCTAGTTGAACCTATATTTTCAATGTTGTCTACCCATTGTATGCCAACTCCACCATTCTGACCTTGAGCAACAACTCCCACAATGGTACCAGTGCTTCCTACGATAGAATCACTACCAAATGTGTTACCAATACTTAAATTGCCGCTTGGGAATGTCAGTGTACCATCTTGCCCAAATGTCCATAAACTTTGTGCAGATAAAATATCAATATCATCCGCACTCTGTATTCTAGCATTGCCATTGCTGGCCTGCGGAAGATTTAACTGTCCGGTGTTGGCAAACGACCAAGAGTAAGGTAATATGCTAGTGACCTCTACTGTGGCTGTGGTATTGCCTTGTATGCTGGCTGGAATTGTAATTACATCACCAACTGTGAATATTTCTGTAGATTGTATTTCAAAGTTACCGCTAACTAACGGTCCAGTCCCTGATGGAATGAACACCAAGGTATTAGGATAATCGGTTGCATAAGTAGAGTTGCCAAGATAGTTTGTGCCGCTGTTGGTCACAGTTACACAAGTGTGATTGATATTTCCTGTTGTGTTTGCCGGAACAGATATCACACCGGCTGAACCATTAATTGGTAATGTTAATATACCATCTGTACTAAATGTCCAAATTGACCCAAACTTAGCAGTCTGAATGGCAAATGCGTTCATTGCTTGGAATGTAGCAGTATTGCCTAGAACTGTGCTTATTCTACTGGCATCTGGGAACTGTAAGTATCCTGCATCTGAAAATACCAGTTCGCTGGATCCGCTGATCAGTCTATCTTTGTTTCCTTCTAATGTATTGGTTCTTCCAGCAAGTTCATCTAGACCTTGACTAAACGTAGATACTGTTGGACTACCGACCCAGTCTGGTGTGTTTTCTGGAGTATAACTTTCACTGTTACCAGTATAAGCAGTTGTTTGAACCGAGGCATCAGGGAATGTAATGGTGCCGTTGGTGTTAAATGTCCAGGATTCCTCAAATCCTGTGCCATAATTTGTTCTCAGTCTAAAACCTCCACCGACATCCAGAGCAGAGTCTGCTGTTGGATTTAGATTTAATACAGACTCTCTGTTACCGCCATTTTGGTAAGTTTGGAGAGTCATTGTATTACCCGGCGGCAAACTTGCCGTATCGGCTGCAAATGTAAAGTTACCAGTATTAGCGTTACTGCCCGGGTCTCCTTGTGGTCCTGGTACACCTTGTACGCCTTGTGGTCCTTCTGGACCAGGATCACCTTGTACGCCTTGTACGCCTTGTGGTCCTTCTGGACCCTGAGGTCCTTCTGGTCCTTGTAGACCAGGATCGCCTTGTGGTCCAGGATCGCCTTGTACGCCTTGTGGTCCAGGATCGCCTTGTGGACCTACAATAGGTCCAATATTTTCCCATAGTTGTGTTCCAGTGTTCCAGAAGTATACATCGCCATCTGTGGTATTGATCCAACCTTGTCCTGCTGTACCTAAACCTACTGTAGAAGTTGTAACAGTATCTGTACTACCAACTAAAACTAAACTAACGCCCTGAGCACCAGTATCGCCTTTGGTACCAGTAGGACCAGTAGGACCCACTCTACCAAATAACACAACTCTCCAATCTGAATAAGTTCCACTACCAACAGTGTAATTACTGTTAATAGTCATACTTGTTCCAGTGTATGAAGTTATAATACCACCTATTGCAAAAGAGTTATTAGGACTACCAATTGCTACTAGACCTATAATAGTTCCTGGAACATATCCGCTTTGTGTAGAACTAATATTAACTGTTAGAGATTTAGTTCCAGTACTGATTGTAAATGTATCAGTACTAATTAACGTATCAAATCCAGTACCGCGATTTCCTTGTATCCCTTGAATACCCTGTATCCCTTGAATGCCTTGAATGCCCTGTGTTCCTGTATTGCCCGTAAGTCCCTGAACGCCTTGTATGCCCTGAATACCTTGAGCGCCATCGGCTCCAGGTGCTCCATCGGCTCCAGGTGCTCCATCGGCTCCAGGTGCTCCATCGGCTCCAGGTGCTCCATCGGCTCCAGGTGCTCCATCGGCTCCAGGTGCTCCATCGGCTCCAGGATCTC